TGTTAACGCCCCCCCACGCCCCCGACGCTCACCCCCCATAGGGGGTGAGTCAACCCCCTGGACCCCTCCTTTAAGGCAAACCTACGGTTTTCCTTGGACCTTTCCCTTATTAGTTATTTGAGGTGAAACCCACTTTACAAAATCATCATTCGACACAATGATGATTTTCATTTAAAATAAAAAGGCGGAAACGTGGTTTCCCTTAAAGGGAAAGGTCCAAGGAAAACCGTAGGTTTGCCTTAAAGGAGGGGTCCAAGGGGAACGTAGTTCCCCTTATAGAATAACGATTTTCATTTAAAAATAAATAGCAAGTATTTATATCAAGATTTATATCAAGTATTGCCATGACATCCGATCCCAACACCGGTATTTTTATATTTCGTCGCGATCTACGCATCCAAGACAACATCGGTCTCCACGAGATGTCGAAAATATGCAAACGTATCATCCCCATCTTCATATTCACTCCCGAGCAAGTGACCGAAAAAAACAAGTTCCGTTCGAGAAACGCCATCCAGTTCATGATAGAGTCTCTCGATGATTTAGCAGGGAATCTGAGTATTCACAAATCCGGTCTCTATTGTTTCATGGGGGAAAACGTCGATGTGATCCAGTCCCTCCTTAAAAAAACCGGTGCAAAACACGTCGGATTCAATCGCGATTACACGCCTTACGCCATAAAGCGCGATAGAGAAATCGGGGACTTGTGCGCCAAATTAGACGTTCAATGCCACCTGTTTGACGATTATTACCTGTTTCCGCCTGGCACCTTGACCAAAACTGGGTTTAGAGAAAGCAAAGAACAAACCGAAGGTGTTTCATATGACGATTATTACAGGAAATTCACACCCTTTTATGGAAAGGCACTTGCCCATTCAAACAAAATGCGTAAACCAGTTGTTTTAAACCCCAAATCTCTATCGAAACTGGCGTCAACTACCGGATTGGGTTTGATCCATTTGACCGACATGTATATTCGCTACGCCTCCATGAATCCGAATGTGTCGTGTCGCGGGGGCAGACGATATGCGCTCGACGCCATGGCAGACGCGCGGAAAACACAGCGCAAATACCAGGACACAAGGGACCAATTGATTGTTCCCACAAGTCGAATGTCGGCATATATCAAATTTGGTTGTGTCTCTATCGGCGAGGTTTCAGAAGCATTCAAAAACATCAAAGAATTGTTTCGACAACTCATTTGGCGTGAATTCTACGCACACATCCTGTTTGTATTCCCCGAAGTGTTGGATGCCACACAGTATTCTTGGCAAAATTCTCTCAAAAAGGATGCCGTGTTTAGGGCATGGAAAGAGGGGGAAACAGGCGTGCCCATTGTAGATGCGTGTATGCGCGAACTGAATCAGACGGGATATATGCACAATCGGGGGCGACTGATTGCGGCGTCATATTTGGCAAAAACGATGGACGTCGATTGGCGGTTGGGCGAACGCTATTTCGCGCAGCAGTTGGTGGATTACGACGTGGCGAGCAACAATGGCAATTGGCGGTGGATTGCGAGTGCTGCGGAATTAAAGGTTTCTAATAATCAAACAATCCATTTAGACACGCAACCGCCGTTTCGCACCTTTAGTCCGTGGTTGCAGGCGAAGAAATGCGACCCGGATGCTGAATATATCAAAAAATGGGTGCCGGAATTGCGCACGGTGGATCCAAAAGACATACACAAGTGGAAAGAAGTTTCTGACAAATACCCAAATGTCAAATATGTCAAATAAATGGGAAGGATCTTAATCTAAGGGAAGGATCTTAAGGAGGGGTCCAAGGGGTGAACACCGAAGGTGTTCCACTACTCGATGCCACTACGTGGCATCTTGGAACCTTGGTTCCCCTTAAAGGGAAAGGTCTAAGGACACAAGTGCTGCTTTTGGCAGCACCGCCGTTTCGCCCAAAGGGCGAAACTTACCGTAGGTTTGCCTTAAAGGATATAGAAATAAGGGATATACATCCTCTATCGCCCAATGTTTGAATTCATAGCTCCATACTTTTTTCAAATTTGGTCCTCTTTCAAAACAGCATCAAACCATGTTTTTGACAATGTGAAATATGCCGGAACTACCTTGGCGCAAAGATATCCCAATCAAGCGTTCCAGGTATTTTGGATGTACAATTACTACGCTGTTTTAATCATCGATTTCATGGAACGTCACCAATTAATTATTCGAAATGCTGGGATTATGTCGATGCCGATAGAGGAGACCTATTTTGCCCGGTTTTTTTGCTATGATTCGATTGCCAATAAAAAACACCTGTATTTCGAATCGAGTCCACACATAATCTTAATAACAAAACCAACCCAGGGTGAAACGCACCTGTATAAAACACCGGAATATGCCTTGTGTGGTACATCCTTGCCTTTGTCGATAGAGGCGCATGTAAAAAGTCGCGCCAAATTCATCAACATCATATTTAGCAATGCATCTACGCCGGAACCCTTAACCCTTAAATTGGATCCCGCCTACTACCAGGTGGGCAACGAGGTTCTTACTGCGGCGCACGTCCTGCTGTTGCTGAGCACCACTTATGAATCCAACAAATACGTGTTTGATAACGATTATGAAATCAAAATAATGGACAGCGCGATCAATATGACAACACTGAAATCGACCGAGTGGATAAAATTCGATGACAGTGCGAAAGGGTATATAAAAAAAGGGAACTCGTCGTTAAGCGCCGAAGGCGCGACGCATCCCTAAGCACCCGCAGGGTGCGACACATTACCTCCCAAAGGGAGGTAATGATAAAAGCGGGATGACAACCCCTTTGGATCCCATACTAAAACAGTAGATTAAGAACCTTGCATTAAATAATATAGTATGGGATCCAAAGGGCATAAGTGCAACCTTTGGTGGCACCGTTGTTTTGCCTATTGGCAAAACATAGACGAGTTCCCTTTTGCGTCGGCGAAGCGACGCTAATCGGAGCCGAGGGTATAACTGCCTTTGGCAGTTACACGTGGAGCAACCTTTGGTTGCTCATCGATTGCGCCCTCGAAAAATTGATTTTGCCTCCTCCTCATCCTCTGTTTCGCATAAACTAATAAATTCGTAAATATATTTAGATACAATATGGCAACTAATAGCATAGAAGTGGCGATGGAACAACAACCACTCCACCCTTTGAATTGTAAATGGGATTTGTATTACCATTTACAAACCGACAAGAGTTGGACACTCAGCAGTTATAAAGTCATCATGACCGAGGTTGACTCGATGGAAAAGGTGGTGGCAATCAACTTTGCGTTGCCCGATTTTGCTCTCTATAACTGCATGTTCTTCTGTATGAAACAGGGTGTTACACCTATGTGGGAAGATCCGCGGAACCGCACCGGTGGGTGCTTCTCATATAGAGTGTTGAACAAAAACGTGCCTAATGTGTGGCGCAAATTGATGAACGCAATGTGCGGCAACATTTTGTGTGCGAATAAGAAGCACGAGCAACATATCAATGGCATCACTGTATCGCCCAAGAAGAATTTCTGCGTGATCAAGATTTGGTTGGATACGTGCAAGTTACAGGACCCGGGCATGATCATCGACGTGCCCGATTTGCCGAGGGACGGGTGTTTGTTTAAGAACCATGCGCCCGAGTTCTAAATAAGGGAACCAAGGTTCCCTTATGATCCTTCCCTCGAGGGCGCAATCGCCCTCGGCTCCGATTAGCGTCGCTTCGCTGACGCAGGAAAACAATATTTGTACTGATTTGGTTTTTATTTCACCTTTGTGGAATAAAAATAAAACCCCCACACTTTTAAACACAAAATATCCTTCTCACAACATTCCAAAACCGCGCAATAATTGAAGTTGTCGGGGCATCTTGTTCCTCGGTTTTTTTGTTTGTGCATGCAACATCCATTGTCTCTACAACCTTGGGTGTCTCTTTTTCAGCAATCTTCGGAACCTCTGTCTCCACGACCTTATACGCCTCTTCTTCTTCTTCTTCTGGGACTGGAGTCATAGTGAGTTTCATCACATCCATCCCCCTTTTGATAGTATCATTGATTCGATCAATTCCCTTTTTGATAATTTTGTTAAATTGCTCTTCTTCGTTTCCGCTAACTTTATCAACAATGCGCATTTCATTCTCTATGATTTTTTGGATGGTTTCTTGTTTGTCTTTAAGAATATTTTCTATGGTCTCTATTTTGTCTTTAATAATGCCGTCCAAGGTCTCTATTATGGACTCGCTATTGACAGCATTGATTTTTTCCATCTTGTATTTGGCAATATTATTGATTTCACTCATTATGGTCTCAACTATAGCATTAGTGTTTGACATGCAACTCTCAACAATTGTAAAGACATGATTGGCGTCAATGCTCATTTTATAAATTAATGTGTTTCTTTTTATTTTTACAAAAAAAAAGAAAAAATTTGCCACTTTGCAAAGTGTTTGCATACCATCGGCAAATTTTTTCCAAGGTCCTTTATGCGAAGGTGTGAGTCAATCTAAGAATATATGTCTTCGTCAATGTTGAAGGCATCGTCGTCTAAGACCATGGGCACAACGTTGTTAACAACCATTGTATTCACCTGGTCGATTTGTATTTTACTAAAATCGACGCTTACATCCACAAAGGGTTCGGTATCGGGCGCGGCACATTGCGAAGCGTGAAATGATGGCATAACACACTTTGTGGTAGACATGATGGGCATAACGCACCTCAATTCGTCAATGTCCATTTTACTTCTGTTTTCACATGGATGTTCAAACACCGTCTCACATCGGGTGGGCGGGTTGACCAAATTCTCAAATTGGGACACATAGGGTCGCGCGTCGGAAACAAGGGATTCGATCAATTTCATTTTAGCGCCCGATCGGATCAGGTGGCGCATGTGGTTGTATCGCGCCAGAATCGCATTCAACAACATGTCTTCCTCCTCTGAGGTAGGAGTGTATCCTGAGTATTTCAGGATGGTCTCGTAGACGTTCGAGACAAGGTAGATTTTGGCGTCGGTATTCATTTTTACAGGGATTGTTTATTTTATACCTTCTTTCAAACAGAGTGTGAAAATGATCAATTTTCTTTGGTCTTAACAGGTTCGCATTTACCTGTTTTCTTATTTCGGCGTGTGCCCTTGGGGCATTTGGATTTCTTGGGTTTACCTGTTTTCTTTTTTTTGCGTGTATTTTCGGATGACGACGATGATGACTCAGAAACAGGATTTAGTAGAGTCATTTCTCGTAAACTCTCTTCCAATTTCAATAATTCTTTTTCTTCTTTTGGTGAAATGGGTTTTATAGGAATTTCCTCTAATGGTGAAGTGGGTTTTAGGATTTCCTCTATTGGCGAAGTGGGTTTTAGGATTTCCTCTATTGGCGAAGTGGGTTTTATGAATTCCTCTAATGGTGAAGTGGGTTTTTGAGGTGCGTCCTTCTTACTAAATTGAATCATGGTTCCCTCGATTTCCGGGCGATGGATTTCATACACAGTCGAATAATAATGCACCACCGGCAACCGTTTCACACTGTATTTCGGTTCCGTCTTAATTGCCTCAAACCAGTTATAATTGTTTTCATCAACCGGGTTTTTGATGATATCAATGTGTTTGAATTTGGTCTCATTGAAATGGAAAATCCGCACATCGGACGCCGCCAGTCCGTATTTCGCAATAATCTCCGGTTTCGCCAAAAAATGCGACAAATTATACCGAATGGGCAAGTTGTAATACACATTGTTCACATATTCAAACAGGGTTTCGTTGGGGTATTTGCAGTTGCGCTTAACCACCTCTCGCATTGCCGACAAATACGTGTTGAATAGGGCAGCGCTCGGTTTTATCAACATCACGCCGCCATTTAAACGCCCCATTTCCTTGCATTTGATGAGCACCTTGCTGGGACTGTTTGAGACTTGGTCATTGTAATTTAATCGCGCATCGCCGATGTAATAGGTCAGCGCGGCAGGCGCGTTCAACTCAAATATGTCGTCGACGGATTTCATTATCACCATGTCCGACTCAATAATACACACTGTTTCATATTGTTCTAAAGTGTATGCGAAGATGAAATTACACGTGCGCAGTGTGTTGAAATTGGCGTAGGAACTGGCGAAAGTGACGTCGAATGTGATTCCGCGGTCGTCATAGGGAATCGCGTGGGTTACAAGGGGTCGGACCGCGTCTACAAAAGCGCCGGGCGTGTCATTGACCGAATAAAGATAGATGATGTCGTATGATGTGTATTTGCGCAACATCCTAAAGAAATACATTTCCAATTCTAGATAGACGGGGTTGCTGCCGAAATGGATGGTGACAAACGCACAGTTTGCTACTTGTTTTTGTGGTACAATCGGCGCTATAACAACTTCCATGGGTTTTGACCAATCCCGCGTCGTTTTTTTCATTGAATATATATTTAACACACCAATTAATCTATTATGTCAATTCCAAGTTTGTGCAAAGACAATATAATAATTCCACTAATGCTGGAGTAACTGGTAACATTGCACCATATACTTTCAGGCGCGTCAGTCTTAAATCCATAAATTAAACCTAATATTGGCAATATGTAAAATGGCCACAACCGGTCACCTTTCCAAAATTTATAAAGAGGATAAAAAGAGAGAAATAACCAAAAAGAATTAAACAGAATGATATTAATATTCAAAACCGAATTTTTAGAATAATCTCTTATTGATGTCAACCAATCCAAATGACCTTGTGGGGTTATGGTAGTGCAAAACTTATATTTTTTTTCAAAATAAGGACCAAGCACATAACGCAACAATAAAAATCCAATTGTGAGCGCAATCGTGTAGTTAATTATAAAATCCTTGTTTTCTTTCCAAGGTGCCACAAACAATGACCCCCATGTGCTTCCTAATGGTTGCATGAGCAAAACCACTGGGATAATAAAAATGGTAATTAATTTATTAGTCAAATTGCATTTTCGCGGATCTGTCATCCACAATAGTCCCTCGGCAAATTGCATGGCGCACCATCCAATTAAAATTGCCCCCAAATATTGAAATTTGGGTATTCCACTGCTTATTAAATAAATAATTGCCACCAATGAAATACCAGACGTTCGCAAACTAGATTCAACACTATAACACATTATTTATTGAATATATATTTAACACATATTTTCAATCATTGGTTTAAGAAGGTGGCAGCGGCGCCAAACACAACTTAATCTCGCCCAGTGACGCCACGTCATATTTGACAATCAGCGGCAAATCATTGCCCAAATACATCTCTAAATGCGTGCACAGCGGCGTACACTTGATGAAATTGTTCAAACTCTTGACGGAGAATTCACCCTGTATGACCACCGACGGGTCCGGTTTTACCAAAAAGTCCATGTGTCTGTCCGACTCCGACCGCTTGAATTTGGTCTTGGCAAAGGTCCCCACACAGGAGAATATCAAATCATCGCCCACCGATTTGATCTCCACGCGGTCCGTGAGCGCATTCAGATCCCTTACGATCTTCTGGAAATCGGCAGTAGGCAAATTGATGATGGTCGAATATTGGACATCGGGAATCACTAATTCCTCTGTGTCGGGTTCTATCAGTCGCAACTTGTAATCGTAGGTTTGCCCCACATTGCGGTTGTCGAACTCCATCCCTAAATAGGACACGATGCCGTCCTGGTAATCCTCCTTGTCGATGTACATCGTCAGTGTGTCGTCATTTGACAGGGTTGAGATCAGTTTGAAAAAATGCATCGTGTTGGTGCATACCACGATTTTGTCGGGAACACAGTTGTAATGTTCGAATTTCTTCGAATTTAAATTTACGCTCACTAACATTGTATGGGTCTTGTCGAAATTGATGATTTTCATGCCCTCTTTGGTAAAAGTGATGGTGGCGTCCGTCAAAATGTCCTTCAGTGCTGTAGTAAGATTTCGAATCGGTTGTATCTGGACCGTTTTGATTGTTAATACATGGTTGTCTTCGTTCATTTGTGTGGATAATAGAATTCTAAACGCATTTTTTCTAAATCTGTTTTAGAGAAAATAATAATACAGGGAAAATTGATTGTTCAATTTATAGAAAAGGTGAATTCACATAAAATGCAAAATACCATTTTTATAACAGACAACCAACTTGCCAATGAAATCATTGGGCGAATCAACGCCCGTGATTACACGCAACAGTCGGCGTTCATGGTAAATGGGGCAAATCGAAAAATAACAGGAACCTTGTATGACTTTTCAAACATGAAATTTACTGCCAGCGATATAATGAAATCACTCAAAACGCCCGACTATGTCACGCATTGCCTAAATAGAAATGTGGACGACTACAAAATGGAAAAAGTGAATGTTATGAGAAAAATTAATAACGGTTATTCAATGGTGGTTGTGCCGATGATATTCACAAACTAAAGGATGGATCATAAAAATAAAGGATGGGTCTCAAAATTAAAGGAGGGATCATAAGGGAACCTTGGTTCCCTTAGAGGGGTCCAAGGGGAACTACGTTCCCCTTCTTAAAGTCTGACCACGACATCGCCTTGGGTTCTACATACTTTTTGGGTTCACCACCACCATACTTTTCATCCATTTTGGCACCCTTGCGCATAGCACTGTCCACATACATTTCTTTCAAAATGGTCCCTACTTTCACGGAGGCGTCATATTGGTCGATCGCGCCATCCTCTATCTGTTTCAACGTCTGTACAAACTCAACCATCATTTTCAAGTCCAATTCGTCATTCACCACTTTATTGAAAATGTCCGTGTAATTGGAATACAAAAACGGGCACGAAGTTTGACACAGATATTTGAACTTCTCCTCCTCCACCACTTTCATCTTGGGATGGGTTTTTTTCAATTCACAGATTTTGCCAATATCGCCAAGAATCAATTCACTGTGTTTGATTTCGCGAATTCGGTCCGTATTATTTACATAGTCGTCGCTCTCCATTAATGCTTTCATGTTTAAACTTTGCGTGAATGTATTCATCCTGTGCTCCTAAAACTATATCATACAGGATTATGATTATTTCGACTAAATTAACTTATCCAAGAAACTTATAGGACAACTATGCCTGAAAAAATGATGTTTGATTTGGAAATAGATGACTCTTTGTGGTCAACAACTATTTACATTATGATTGCTTTTACATACATCATGGTTGGAATCACATTCACTTCTAAATATTTAAATGTCAGTGGCGGAAATTTGAATGAATGCGAACCGACGGTCGTCACTTTTATGTGGATGTTTTCGTGGATTTTGGGAAAACAGGCGGAAGAAAAAGTGAAAAATTGTGTATTCAAAGACAAATATGAATTGGCGCATTATATTCAAAATCCGGTTGTGCAAAAAATAAATGACGAAAAAAATAGACTTGAAGCAAATATGGCATCCGTCAATACAAATATGAACCGATTGCAAGACGCCTACAACAAATCAGAGGGAAAAGTGAATAATTTAGCAATCGCCATTGAAAACAATGTTTTAGCAGTCAAAGAAGGAATGCAAAAAATAATTGCGGCACTAGTATTACAACGGCATATGAGTGACGGAAATTTGACAGTTGTGAAACAAACCAAGAATTACGATACCCTTTATAAACAGGCGCTCGACGCTATTAAATAATAAAAGACGGTATATTTATAGACATATGCCTCGCGTGTCATATTTTAGTTTAAATAAAATCTATTTTATAAATACTGTGTTTTTTTTTGGAACGTTCTTGGTGCTAATTGTGTGGTTACATTTACAATTGCACGCAAACATAATGACCGAATTGGGGGCAGCGTGCGATGATCCGATTGCCTCTTTTTTCAATAAGAAGATTGCCCAGCGATGTTACATTGACACTGTAACAAATAGCGCAACATGGGTTGATAAAAATTTGGAAAATATTGTGAAGACATTGGAGACGCAGCAGAACGCAACCAATGCGCGAGTATTGGGATTGTACAAAATGTACGATGAGCGCAACAAAATGCGCGCCGACGCATATATCAAGAGAATCGATGACAAAAAAAGAGCGTTTGACGATTTGGAGACAAGTGTCGATGAAATAAAATCGGGGATCAAGGAAAATGACAGGAGTATTAAAAAATTATTGAATGATTACAAAGATGTGATTTTTGGAAATGTGAACAATTTGCGGTCATTGGCGTCCAGTATAGTTGATAAATTGAAACAAAAAATTTATGCGCCAAATTATGGGGAACAACGACAAAAATTTGTTGACACGCATGAAAAAATTGGCGAATATATAAATCAAATAAACAAAGACGGAATTCTTGGAACTAAAATAGACGGGTTGGAAGAAATATCCTATGACGCGCGAAATGGACGTGTTTAGGGGAATATTTATATTGACAATATCTATACAGATATGCCCAAACCATTGTCTACTGATACACTCATTATTGTTGCCGGACTTTTTGTTGTAACTATTGTTGCCATGATGTTTGGTTCTAGTGGTCTAGTTCCCAGTTATGGATTTGAAGGAAAACAATTGCGAAGTTCCCCATTTGAGGGGTTTGCCGATCCGACTGATGACCCTGAAGAATTTGCCAACCCGACTGCTGCTCCCTATGAAGGTTTTAAACAAGCAATGGAATATTTTCAAAGTAGAGATAAGGAAGGATTTGCGTCTCTGAATTCTTCTGATTATACTGGCGCTTCTGCTGCACCCAAGAAAGTTACTGGGTTCGACGGTGTCCAGGGTGATTCGCAGGTTGAGGATAGTGGCATGATGGGATTTTTGGGTCCTAATGCTGCTAGCGTTGATTGCAAAAGTATGGGATACACAAAATCCACTGGAAATGTGTGCTTTAGTCCTTCCGACATTAAGTTGTTGACGACTCGTGGGGGTAACGCAAGATAAGGAAACCAAGGTTTCCTTATGATCCTTCCTTTGGTGCTCTTCCTTATGATCCTTCCTTTTAAGGAAACCAAGGTTCCAAGGCGCCTTTGGAATAACTGCCGAAGGCAGTTACACTTGGAGCAACCAAAGGTTGCTCTCCGCCTAGAAGTGTAGCACCGTAGGTGCTATCCCTTATGATCCTTCCTTTGGTGCTCTTCCTTTAAAGTGAAATCCTTGTGCCTTAAAACCACGCCCATTTATTAAATAAAAACAACATAAACATTAGTTGGCATTAATGTTTATTATGAATATTACCCCACCCACATTATCGTCTCATATAACACCACTGTTGGCAATTGCTGGGTATGTATCATATCCCAAACAACTTCGCATAAATCCAACATTGTTAAGCGTCTTGTCTGTCATTCACAACAGTGTGTTGGTTGCGTTTAGCGCCTGGACGTTCGTATCATTGTCACAAATATTATACAATGATGGCATAGTATTCCAATCCAATTATTATTTTCAAAATCCGCGCTTTGATACAGTTATATATTGGTTTTACATTTCAAAATACTATGAGTTTTTTGACACGTTTTTGCTATATTTGAACGGCAAAACACCGATATTCCTTCAAAAATACCATCACATCGGAGCAGTTGTGTGCTGGCATTTGCATTATGTATATAAAGTCGATTGCGTCTGGATACCAAGTATCGCAAACTCGTTCGTCCATACTATAATGTACTCATATTACTTGGGTTGTTTATTGAAAATCAATCAAGTCCGGTTTATAAAAAAATACATAACCTCTTTGCAACTAACACAACTGTTTATTCCAAACTTTGTTTGCCTATATTATTACGCACCACCAATTGAAACTGCCTTCAATTATAATTTAATAAAACTATTTGTTGGATATGTATCCGTGTTGGTTGTGTTATTTTCACAATTTTACTACACAAATTACATCAAACTAAAGAATGAATGATGGGAATGCACATAATCATAACACAGCACCTGTGTGATGATTTATTTGGGTTTCATACTTTGTTACACGTTACACTATAACTTTCCTCGTCTTACCTTGTCCATATCCATATTTCTGTTTCGCCTCTCTTGCCAGTGTATGCGCCTTCCCCCTGCGGTTGCATCCATCCTCTAAAATTTTGTAATCCACCGCGGCAGATTTACCACCTGTAATGGCGCTTGCCAACCGGGCGTATCCCCACGATTGCGCTGTTTGATTGGGTCGCGACCCCGACGAGAAATACGCACCTTCACCTTTTTTCACAATTTTATTCAAGGCGTCGATAGAGCATCCAGTTGCTTTTGCTAATTCAGCATTTGGCAACACGTTGTCTACCTTGTATATTCGCCGCGCGTTTGCTAAATGCTTCGACGGTTTTGACTTGAATGATGACACCTGTTTTCGAGTATAATACACACCTTTTTTGTATAGTTTTTTCGACTTTTGCAACATACGCACCTGTTTTGTCTTGTCGCTCAAAGACAATAGAGAGGGTAAATAACGAGTGGGAAATTTCATAGTGTTGTCCCTATATAAACCGTGGGAATAAAAAGTGGTCATGCCGCTATGGAAAGGTTTCAAATGCGCCACCAAGTTATAGGAAGGTTTCAAATGCGCCACCAAGTTATAGGAAGGTTTCAAAGGTGCCACCAAGTTATAGGAAGGTTTCAAAGGTGCCACCAAGTTATAGGAAGGTTTCAAAGGTGCCACCAAGTTATAGGAAGGTTCCAAAGGAAACCTAGGTTTCCTTTGAAAATTGATCCCTTTTTTCAAATGAATCTTGACATTCATAAATAAATAAATCCTTAACAACAAGATAAAATGATGCCAGGAAAAGTATACGTCGCCAGTATGAATTTGAGGGGTAAGTGGGCAGATAAAATTGACCCCACCTCTATAGTTGTCAACGCCACTAGTGCACAGGCAAAAAACAGTAAGAATCGTAGGGACTTTAGTCCTATGACCGAGATAGTCGGAGGATACATGGGTTATGACCGCTTCGAGAGTAGGTGGCAAGCAGGTAAGATATTCGAGGGTATACCCGAGGATACAGTTAAGTCGTGGTGGAGGGCGCAGACTAGTCCTAAGAGGAGATATCCCAAAGGTAAGGGAAAGAAGATATTGTATGCTCGTTTTGAAGGACATGAAGATAAGGGAAACATGGACTATGTGACTGCTCGCAAGGAGGTCTATGTGAAGGAGTATCACGCTTTAATGAAAGATAGAGAGATGACACTACATTGGAAGAAGATGCTAAGTGAGGGACATAGCATCGTCGTGTATGACTTCGACGGTCCTAGAACAGAAGATGGTGGCGTCACCTGTTTAGAGGTGACAGAGGACCTATTACGCAATAAGATTGCTGACCTTAAGTATCCTTTTGGACATGGATACATAGTTGCCTGCACTATAGCAGGCATTGATATTAATACATTCGTGTGATGTGTGTTTTATGTGTTTTATAACTCGTGTGTTTTACAACTTAATTAATTAAACTTAAACAAAGGCGTTGATATTTATCAACTGTCTTTTTTCCCGAGGCAACCTAAATAAAGGGAACCAAGGTTCCCTTTGGATCCCTCCTTTGGATCATTTTCTATGTTTCCTTTGTAGGAAGGATCCAAAGGAAACCTAGGTTTCCTTTTTATTTTGTGTTAAACAACAAATACCGAAAATAGTAAAAATTCACGATTACCAAATAAATGAAAAACATGCTCGACGCCGAATGTGATAATATCAACCCTACATTTTTGGGTTCAAACGCAACATCATACTTCACACTCAATGTTACTGCGATTGACGTGAATGTAGAAAGTGTGATGTAAGTAAAGGATTTGTAAAATGGCCACTCCCATAACAATCCAAAAAAGAATCCCAGAAACGTCTTAGGGTCGGTTCCTATTTGTTCCGTGTAACGCGCAACATAATAATAATATTTGTAAAACAATGCCACGAATCTAACATAATTCTCGGAATGTTCGCCGTTTTCGCAAACTATGTAATGCAACTTCAATAATATGCGCGGCGTTTCTTGTTGCCCCGTTTTTTTCACCTGATGTAATGTTTTGTCAAAATCGAATATCATGTAATCACCTCTATTTATCTTATGCTCCAAATTGAAATTAATAAACACAGTGGATGTGTCATTGTTCGAATCCGTCAAACCAATGATAATCCTGTAGAAACAAATGCCTTTGAAATTATACAAGATGCAATCTCGGTGTGGTATGAGATTTGCTGCCGCGCCATACAAATTTTGTGTTTCAAAATTGGGTTTCGGATTTGAATAGTAAATTTCATTCATCTCAATAACACACTGTTTGATACATTTGTCATTGTTGTCGGAAATTTTATTCCAAAAATTGTCATATTGGATTTTATCGAAGTTTTCCTTTAATTTGCCCGTCAAGTCATTGTAATATGTGTGATGCGTGGTGCTGGATTTGTCCGGAATTTTATAAATATACTCTTTTGAAATGTCGTCTAATATTGAATGTAACTCGGTTGGCACTTTTCCAATACCAACTTTTCCTTCTGTTTCGTTTCTGTGTGTAAATAAAGTGTCCATTATACTGTAAACAATATATTTTGTAATATATTTTTCAATGTATTATTGATTTTTCTCTATCACACAGCATGTAAAAAATAATCCCTATATGTCGTTGCTGCACCAGTTATCACAAGTCCGTGTAACATACAATGACAAAACACTGCCGATTTTATATATTTGTGTTTCTCTAACCATAGACTTAATGGATACATCAGACTTCCGCATATCATTGGTCCGGCGCACAATAACTTGTTTTGTGTGAATAGTGATAAATAAACATGATAAGGCACCGCGATGAACGCAATGACCATGTCTGAATAACGCCGCATCGATTTTTTCAATGGATATCGCCAATAATTAATCGAACTTGCCATCAACATTATACCCATCGTGCCACCGATTTTATTTCCGTAATAAAATCCGGCAATTATATTGATGGGGTGAAAAGCGCACATTTTCAATATGCATTGATAAAGTCCATCGGGATATGACAGGTCAGGATTACTCATTTTATATTTTGTCAAAAATTCTTTAATATTTTTCACAAAATATTTATTAAAATCGGGGGGACCCCAAGGGCAAAAAGGCGCCCAAATAAAAGGCAAAAAAGGCGTCCAAATGAAAGGCAAAAAGGCGTCCAAATAAAAAGGCAAAAAGGCGCCCAAATAAAAGGCAAAAAGGCAAAAAGGCAAAAAGGCAAAAAGGCAAAAAAGGCAAAAAAGGCAAAAAAGGCAAAAAGGCAAAAAAGACGCCCAAAAACAAAAGGAGGGGTCCTAGGGGAACCATGGGTTCCCCTAAAAGCACTTCATGCAAAGATCACAATATTTGATGTATTTGCCTCTCTCCAATCCACATTCCACATAATCATCGACAATATGGTCATGTGGACACACTTCGCATAAACGCACTCGCGCCTTTTTTATTTCCGCGGGTTCATATAGAACCCATTCAACAAATATCATGTGTGTTAATTCTTCAAATGTGGCGTCTTGCATTTTTGGGTTGTATAATATACAATATAGTGTCTAAATCATAATGAAAAAACATATTGGATTGGGCATTTAATAAGTATCACTGTCGCTTTCGCTGTCACTTTCATTGCGGCAATCTTGTTCGCGCACATCAATGAATGCGTTTTGTAACAAATATTCGGTGCGGCGGCGAAGGTCAGATTCGCCATTGTTGCGTTGCGCGCCCACCGAAAGTGATGCGAAATAATCCTTCGTCCACGATTTGTCTTGGCATTTTGCGGCATACCATATCCACGATTCCACATCGTCCGGTGAATTGATTGTCAATTTCCAATATAAATAAATCCCCAACATTCCGGACAATTTGCCATAAATCTTCTTTGGTTTGGCAATTCCGTGTTTGGTCATTGCGTCTTTGATGATCTTGAAATAATCTAAATACACCTGTGTGATTGTGGATTTAATTTCATTGGTAAGTGGCAAACCCAAATGGATGCCAATCCAACTGAACGAATTGCGTATTAAATGGGTGGATTTCTTTGCTATTGCGACGGTTGCGCCCATTATGTCCGACAATTTGGAACGACTTTTGCCTTTGCCGACTGGTCCAAAATACATCTCGAAATGTTCGCGCATGCTGGGGTTCACCATCAATTCATTGAATACAAATGAAACCAACGGCGAACTGCGCCGATTCCAAAATTTGTCATTGTCCGTCAGCGGTTTGCCTGCGTTGAGACGTTCAAATATTTCGGCAATCTGTTCATGCGTTGGGTTGGTTATTATTTCGCATGACAATTGGTAATCCAAGAATGTGCTGCGCTCGTCTTCAGAGAGTTCGGTGTAATATTTGTCATTACAAGAGAACTCGCCCAATATGTAGTTTTGAATTGTCGTGAGACGTTGTTGTCCGTCTTGGACAAATCGCACTGGTTTGCCATCGACCATTTCGTCCGTAAATACAAATGTGGGCATTGGATAATTTGACAAGATGGTGTGTATTAATTGCTGTTGCTGTTGCAGAACCCAGACGTAAAACCGTTGATGTTCTGGTATGCGTATTTTTGCCGTTGTGGCGGAATTGGTGCGGACCGGTTCAAACATGGATTTTGTTGTGTCGGCGCGTCTTCCCAATAAAGTTTTAATGTCGATGCCGCGATTGATTCTGTCCAAAGGGACTTCGACGTCAGTTCTTGAAATGGTGGTGGTCATATTTAATGGTGTTGTTATTTTGTTTGTATGATTTTTGGTATTTCAAAAAGTGGGATCAATTTTCAAACTGATTTTGCGTCCAGCAATTCCTGTATTTTTGCCCTTAGCATTTTGTTTTCGTGGAGCAATTGGTGAATGTTCATGAGCGTGTTTGCCCTTGGTATAGGATTCGGATTCACCTTCATTAACCATGTTTCGATGGACCCGTCGAAATTGGGGTGATTTAATTTATATGTGCCGAATTTTTCCAACGATTGTGTAATTTCGATGTCCCACGAGTGATTGGTTTCAAGGTAGACGCGCGCCTGTTGAAATTCGAAATCCCAAGTCCCGGGGGGATCATACGTGATTACTTCAAAATCCACGCGATAGACCTTTCCGAGATTGTGTTTCCAAAATACATTGATTATCATATCCTCTGTGAAACATCGTCGGATGCTGGGGATATAGAGACTGGTGGTTGATAAAGATGTCATTGTTTTGGTGGTTGATAAAGATGACTTTTGTTTTTTGTTTATTGATGCTTGAATGATCAAGGATCAATTTTAAGGGGAACCAAGGTTCCCCTTGGACCCCTCCTTTTATTTTTACAATTGGAGTTCCTAATAAAGGGAAAGGTCTGAGGAAAACCGTAGGTTTGCCTTAAAGGAGGGATCATAAGGGAACCTTGGTTCCCTTAGAGGAAGGTTCTAAAGGAAACCATGGGTTTCCTTTATGCGTACATAGAACACAACACGCTCTGGTTAATGGTCTCCTCATTCTTCACAAGGATATCCACATCCTTCCTCGTCAAAGTATAAGGAAACGACACTTGCAGTCCCATCTCCTTCTCAAATAGTGCCGTGCCCGACTTCACCAATCGATACAAATTCAACTTTGTATGAATAATCTCCAAGCACCGCTTCAAATTGCGCACGCCTGCCTCGCCCTTCGCCTGATTCGAAATAATGTGCGACAACACCTCATCTGTAATGATAACCTCATCCTCTTTGAATCCGACCTGCTCCCTGATCTTTGGCAACATGTAATTTCGCGCAATGATCTGTTTCTCCTTCAAATCATAACCCTTTGTCTGAATTCGATACATGCGGTCCTTCAAAATAGGGTTCACCAAACTCTCGTCGTTGTAACTGAAAATAAACAAGCACTTACTCAAATCGAAATCCAACTCGGAGAAATACTTGTCTCGGAACTGACTATTCTGTGTAGTATCCGTCAAATGCGTCAGCAAACTGATGATCTCCTGCCCGCGCGCCGTATCACTCACCTTGTCCAATTCGTCGAAATAAATCACCGGATTCATACACTTGCTGTCCATCAAGATCTGTACAATCTTGCCATAGGTGCTGCCTTCATATGTGTAGGAATGCCCCTCCAAGAAACTGCTGTCGCCGCATCCGCCGAGGGCAATAAAGGCGAACTCGCGCCCCAAAATCTTGCTAACACCATCTTTTATGAGCGACGTCTTACCAGTGCCGGGAGGACCCTTCACAGCAATCGCCGTACCGAGTGATGATGGGTTCGATATCCATTGCCCCACCATTTGCATAATCTGCATCTTGGCATCATTGAGACCATAGACGCAATCATCCAACTGTTTCTTGGCGTTCACCACAAAGTCACTACACTTGTCGATGCCGTCATTGATGTTGATGGTGATGTTCTTGTATCTGCCAAAAGGGATGCGCATGAAACTGTCCACCCAATTCTTCAACTTGTAATACTCTGACTCGCCGGGTTCCATTACAGACAATTGGTTGAGACGCTGCATCGCCATTGCCTTAATATTGGACGGCAAATTCGATTGTAACAAGGTCAATTTGTAGGGTTTCTCCACGTAGATTTTGTCGTTCAACTCGCGCAAATCGTGCATCACCTTCAATTGCTCCTTGTTGGATAACTTGTTTTTGAAATACCCGAGATCGTCGGTGTTTTCGGGGATATCCGTCTCAATGAGCAACTCTTCGAAATTGCGGACATTCTTAGATCGCGCGTGTTTTATTAGTTTTTTCACAGTGTGGTCGCACTGCTCGAGCGCCTTCTTGATAATCTTGTTTTTGGGATTTGTGCGATGTTTCTCATACAGGACCTTCTTCAATTCGACGATTTCTTTGTATTTGTCCTCAATGTCAATGTCGGTGGAAACCTTTTCCTTCTCCTTTTTATCCGCGGTTTTCTGTTTTTTGGGGGTTGTTGGAACCGAGTTTAAACCGGATGATACCAAGTTGTCAAATGATGGTGACAATGGCATTCCAACGGGTTCGTAGGATTCGCGCATGAATGTCTTTTCGTCCTCCAGAGTGTATTCTTCGTCTTTAGATAAATCGGAAGCAACCCTGTTTTTGAGTCCTCCCTCGTTACCACCAATGGTAAGCGTTATCTTGAAATTCTTGTCGTCTACATATTCTACCTCATCGTCCTCTTCCTCATCGTCATCCTCTTCCTGTGACACGTCTGATTCCTCTTCCTCTTCCTCTTCCTCATCTTCGTCGACAGTCTCATATTCGGACTCTTCTTCAGATTCCTCGGATTCCTCTTCGCGTCTCTTGGATTTCTTATGATTCTTTTTTGATTTTTCCTTTTTGTGAGACTTGTGTGATTTCTTTGACGACTTGTGTTTGGACTTTTTACTAGAAACGTGGTTGTCCATTTTCTCCTTGGTATATTTGGAAGGAAACAATTTATGCAAGGTCTTGTGTAGTTCCTCCATCGAATCCTGGTCCGATTCCTCGGATTCAATAGAGGATTCTTCGTATTCTTCATATTCCTCCGATTCTTCGGATTCCTCTATTTGTTTTGGTCGAAGTCGGTTCTTTGATTTTTTAGATGACTTGCCCTTTTTCTTCTTCTTTCCATCATCCGATTCGTTGTATGAACTGCTTGTGGATTCGTAAATGTATGTACTGTCGGATTCGTCATCACTACTCTCAGTGTCACTGCTGTCACTGTCGGGTTTATTGCGACGCAAATTGAATTTGGATGATGACTTTGACTTTGGCATTGGATGTAATATTATGCTAGTCTTCTATAATTTGTTTTGAAATGTTATTTTTGAGGGCATAATTGTCTTTGTTTTGATGTGTTTGGCAACCGAAAAATTGATTCCAAAAATGTTGTTCTGTCAAATCAATATAAATAATAACCCATATATATTATAGCAACTCTCGAAAAATGTCAGGTTCAAAACAACATACGTCAAGCGTTCACTTTAAGAATCCCTCCAGAATCATCGGGATTCAATTCGGGATGTTGTCTCCCGAAGAGATACGCAAAGGTGTAGTTGAAGTTGTCTCAAAGGATACTTATATTAACAACAAAGAGGTCCCCGGTGGTCTATTTGACCCCCGAATGGGTGTTTTAGGACACGGTCCCGTTTGCCCCACCGACGGTCTCACTCACATCAACACCCCCGGATACTTCGGATACATTGAATTGGCGCGCCCCGTCTTCTTCATCCAACATATCAAGGACATCATGTCCATTCTCAAATGCGTCTGTTTCAAATGTAGTCAACTGCTTATCAGCAAGGACGAACACAAGCATATTGCCAACTTGAAGGCGTCGGCGCGTTGGGATTACGTTTACAGCAAGTGCTCCGGAATCCGACGTTGCGGCGAAGCAACCGAGTTGGGTTGCGGATGTAAGCAACCCGACAAAATCAAGTTGGAAGAGATGGCAACCATTGTTGCTGTGTGGGACAATTTGGAAAAGGCAGAGGACGCCACACCGGAAGAAATCGCGGCAATTCGCGAGGCAGGCAAAACCCAATTCACTATGCGTTTCACTGCCGAAATCGTCCTCAAGATATTCAAGCGCATCTCCGACGAGGACGTCCAGTTTATGGGATTCAGTCCCATGTGGTCGCGACCCGATTGGATGGTCTGCCAAGTACTTCCTGTTGCTCCCCCGTCGGTGCGACCTTCTGTAAAACAGGATGCGAATCAGCGCAGCGAGGATGACTTGACACACATTTATGGACACATCATCAAGACCAACAAGGATTTGGAGGACCGCGTTCAAAACAATGCCGCGCCGCATGTAATTGACGGTCTTACCAAGGTTCTACAATATTTTGTGGCGATGATTGCGAACAATAAAGTGAAGGGCGCGGTGCCGATGGCGCAGCGATCGGGCAGACCATTACAGTGTATTACTGACCGCCTCAATAGCAAGAATGGTCGTATCCGAGGCAACTTGATGGGCAAGCGCGTGGATTTCAGCGCGCGTTCCGTAATTACAGGTGACCCCAATTTGTCGGCAAGACAGTTAGGTGTTCCTAAGAAAGTGGCGATGAACTTGACCAAACCAGTTGTTGTAAATGACCGCAATCGCAATTTCTTGACCATGTTGGTTCAGAATGGTCCGGATGTGTATCCGGGCGCCAAAAACTATGAGAAGCGAAATGGAGATACCATTTCTCTCAGAAACCGAGACCGAATGTCGATTCGTCTCGAAAATGGGGATATCGTCCACAGACATATGATGGACGGCGATCCGGTTCTCTTTAACAGACAACCGAGTTTGCACAGAATGAGTATGATGTGTCATATTGCGAAAATCATGCAGAGGGGGGACACCTTTCGCATGAACGTTTCAGACACAAAACCGTACAATGCTGACTTCGATGGTGATAAATCTTGTCGCCAACAAGGGACTGCCTGTTAAGTTGTGGTTGAACTTAATGGGGAAAACAGTGTAAGATACCACTTGTTCATTGTGTTTGCATAGACACAATGGATAAATATAATCCCTTAGTCATTTGATTAAATAATATAGAATATATGTGCTCTAAAATATATAGAATGATACTTGATAAAAATGAATTTGATAAAGTTATTGGAGAAATTTACAAAATTACAAATGTGGTGAATAACCATGTTTATATTGGACAAACTAGGAGTCATCGTTTGAATAAAAATAAATACAGACCATTTGGTTATATGGGTCGATTCAAAGACCATGTAAATGAATGCAATTCAAACAAAAAGAATATATGTAGGTATTTGAATTCTGCCATAAATAAATATGGTGTTGACAATTTCAAATGTGAAAAAATACTTGAATGCGCAATTGATAAACTGGATGAAAATGAAATCAAATATATAAAGGATTGTGGTTCACTGTTTCCAAATGGATATAATTTGACAGAGGGCGGAAAAACTTGCAAACATTGTAAAATGAATGCGGAGGATATTTCCAAACCCCCTGTTGTAAATAAAATTCCAAATGGGAATATGGAAAAAAGTGAACACACAAAAATGATGATTTCAAAAGGTTTAAAGGACGCAAAACAAGATGTTTCACATAGAAATATGATGATGAAATTGACTCAGACTCAACATCAACAACAAAAATATGAAAAATTCAAATATGTGCAGATTGATGAATCCAATATAGAAAAATATATACACATTACAAATAACAATACACTCAATTATCAATATAGAAAAATATATACACATTACAAATAACAATACACTCAATTATCAATATATCAAAATAAACATAAATGGCGTGAAAACCACATTTGTTGGAAAACACGAAACCATTGATGAAATAAAAAGTAGAGCAATCGATTTTATAAAAAATTTAATTAAATGGCAACATGACCAAATTGCGGGAAACCCCTTAGAGCATTCACTACCACCCTTGTTTGGAAACATTCAAGGGGAACTCGTTTAACTGACGAACCCAATGGTAATAACGTGAATGATTGGGCAATCCGCAGCCAAGACCCTAAACTCGATATGATAGAGCAAGGGTACGGTTCAGAGACTAAATGGTTATGGTTCGCAAATGATGGTCTAATCAACCTGATGCGGAATAAGATATAGTCCAATCCTGATTTGAAAAAACAGGTAAGTTTGTGCTCGGTGCACAAATGGAGATGAATATGCACATGCCCCAGAATGTCCTGTCTGAGACGGAACTCAGACATCTGGCGGCGATCCCTTACCAAATTATCAGTCCGTCTAGTAATGCACCCATTATTGGAATCTACCAAGATTCCATGTTGGGAACCTACCGCTTCACTAGACCGGGCGTTGAATTCTCACCCAGAGAAGCGATGAATATCTTGATGGGTTATTCCCGAATCGACGTGTCTAAACTCGTCGGCAAGGAGACAATCACCAATTTCGATATATTGTCGCAAATCACCCCTCCCCTCACATTAAAAACAAAAACAAAACAGTATGATGATAAGGTCGACGATTATGCGACCTCCAACAATGTGTTGGAAATCTTCAACGGCAAATACAGTCGCGGTCAGATGATCGCGTCCACCGTGAAAGGCGTCCTCAGTCGCATCTGTAATGATTTTGGAAACATGGCGTGTTCCGATTACATTGATGATTTACAACAGGTTATCACCGAGTACATGAAGACCAGCGCATACAGTGTCGGCGTCAGCGATTTGATTTCCGACAGAAAAACTACTGAGGAAATTCTACAAGTAATTGCGGCAAAGAAGACCGAGGTCCAGCAATTAACTGACAAGATGCATCTTGGCATCTTTGAAAACAAGACCGGCAACAATAACGCCACCGAATACGAGAACCAGGTCAAGGGCATCTTGAATAAGGCAACCGACCAAACCGGCGCCATTGCGAAAAAGAGTCTCAGCGCCAACAATCGTTTCCTAATCATGGTTGCGTCTGGTTCCAAGGGCAACATGGTCAACATATCACAGATGATTTCCTGTTTGGGACAACAGAGTGTGGATGGCAAGCGCGTTCCTTACGGATTTGATAGTCGCACTTTGCCCCACTTTTCCAAATATGATGACTCGCCCGGCGCGCGTGGTTTCGTCGAGAATTCCTACATTTCGGGTCTCACAGCGCCCGAATTGTTCTTCCACGCTATGGGTGGGCGAATGGGTCTCATTGATACTGCTGTCAAGACGTCGCAGACCGGTTATATCCAGCGCCGATTAGTAAAGGGTCTCGAAGATTTGAAGGTGGAATATGACATGACTGTGCGCAACAACATGGGTAAGATTGTACAATTCACCTATGGCGAGGACAGCGCCGACCCCACTCGCATTGAGAACCAATCGATCCCCATCGTGAACATGTCTGTGGAAGACATCTACATGCACTATGACATTGTAGGAATGACCGAGGGCGAACACGATTTGATCCAGATTTACACCAAGGGCGCGGCAACCCGTGTTCGAAGACAGCGCGATGAAGCGCGCGTATACTGCAAGAAATACATCGATTATATGTTGGAGACCCGCGACCAATTAGTTGCCAATGTATTCAAATACAAGAACGAGGACAGTGTCAAGACACCGGTTGCGTTCTACCATTTGATTCTTAATGTGCAGGGGCAACTTGGTCTCAATGCCAACAGCACGGTTGATATCACTCCTTTGGAGGCGTTCCAGATGATTGACGCCAAGTACGAGACATTGAAGTTGTCTAGTTTCTGCAAACCCAACAAATTGTTCGAAGTCCTGTATTACTATTATCTGTCGCCAAAGGACTTGCTTGTGAACAAACGTTTCAACGCCAAGGCGCTCCAAATCCTGTTGGAAAGCGTTCATCTCAATTACAAGAAATCCATTGTCAGTCCAGGCGAGATGGTTGGCGTTATTGCCGGGCAAAGTATTGGCGAACCCACCACACAGATGACACTCAACTCCGTAACATATGAGACTGAAATTGCAGTGAGAAACAACAAGGGAATTGTAAAAAAAGTTCAGATTGGCGATTTTACCAAAGAGTTTATTGAAAAAGCAACCAAGAAGGAATATTATGCCGACAAGGACACCACCTATGCAGAATTGGACGAATATTATGAAATCCCATCATCCAATGAGGAGGGCAAGTGCACTTGGGACCGCATTGAGGCAGTCACTAAACATCCAGTTGTCAATAAAGATGGCACCAATTGCATGTTGAAAATCACCACCAAGGAACAAAGAGAAGTGATTGTCACAAAGGCAAAATCATTATTAAAATTGGTAAATGGAAAAATCGTCGGTGTTGATGGCGACACATTAAAGGTCGGTGATTACATTCCTGTTTCAAATAAAATGTTGGATTTCCAAGAAGTTGAAATGTTATCTTTGAAGACCATTTTGCCTCCTGCCAATTACATTTACAGCAGTGAAGTTGAAAAAGCGAAATCTGTGATGAATGAACATCATTGGTGGACCAAACACAATGGTAAGTTATTTACAATTCCTTATAATCGAAGTGATTCATTTGTTGCCAAGATGAATCTTGATAAAATCAAGAAAGGATGCAAAACCAAAACTGAAATTAAATTGGGGTGTGTTTACACCAAACAGACCTCGATGAACGCTTATACAATTCCTGAAGAAATCAAATTGGATTACAATTTTGGTTATTTTGTGGGCGCTTACGCTGCTGAAGGGTGCATGACTAAGACCCAGATTTCCATCGCAAACAATGATGCCGAATATTTCAAACCAATTCTTGCCTTGTGTGAGCAGTGGAACATATCCACCAAGATTTACACACACGAAAACAAGGGTGAGGTCGGATGGACAAGTCAAGATTTGCGCATTTACAACACATTGTTGTGCCGAATATTAGAACCTCTGTGTGGAAAACTTAGTCACAATAAATTTGTATCGGATGTAATTTCGTATTCAAACAGTGATTGTATTCGTGGATTTCTTGACGCTTACATTGGCGGTGACGGAACCATTTCTAAGAAGGGTCACTCTATTATTATGAATTCTGTTTCGAAACAGTTGTTGATTGACGTGCAACAAATGATGAATTTGCTTGGTGTTTACAGTTTCATTTCTAAATCGGTAAAACCCGAAACAAATAACCGTGGAAGTCTCAACATTCGGCAGTGTTTTCAATTGAATGTGGTTAATGGTCAGGCGCTCAAACTTGGTGGAATGCTTAATATGAAAACTGCGCAAAAACAGCAGACTTGCAATGATTTTGTGCTTGGACACAAATACAAATATGAATATTGCCGCAATGCCCTGACTGTGCCTAATGAAATTAATGGCAAAATCGTGCTCGAACCCCGTGATGGAAGATATGAAGACGTCCTGTTTGACAGAATCATTGCCATCGAGGAAGTGCGCAACACCACGCCTTATGCTTATGATTTGACGGTTGCCAACACAAGAAATTTCAATTTACACAATGGCATTTGCGCGCGCGATACATTTCATTTGGCGGGTGTGGCATCCAAATCGAACGTAACCCGCGGTGTGCCCCGAATCGAGGAAATCTTGCGCCTTACTCGCAACCCCGATAAACCCTCGGTCACCGTGTATTTGAAACCGCAAGACCAGCACGACAAGGACAAGGCAACCAATTATTGTAATATGCTCCAACACACGAAACTCATTGATGTGGTGAAATCCGTCGAAATCTGCTTTGACCCCAATGACCACGCCACCAAGATTCACAGCGACCAAAAGTTGATTGACCAATTCTACCTGTTTGACCAAATGGCGCTCGAGTGTAACGACAATTATTCCACACAGCAACCGCGATCAAAATGGATAGTTCGCATAGAGATTGATGCGGAGTCCCTGTTGGAAAAGAACATCACTATGGATGACATCCACTTTGCTGTTACGGCAGTTCATGGATCGGAGGTCAGTTGCGTGTATTCTGATATGAATTCCAGCAATTTGGTATTCCGCATTCGCCTCAATTCGTCTATATTCAATCGCGGCAAGAAGAAGACGTCCAACACTTACTCTGAGTCGCTGGACCAAACCGACGAAATCTATTTGCTCAAGAATTTCCAGGACACGATTCTCAATAACATCGTGTTGCGAGGTGTCAACCGCATTGTCAATGTGAACCCGCGAATCGTAAAAGACATGGTTGTCAAAGAGGATGGTAAATATGCTCGCAAGGAGGCGTGGGTTCTGGATACCACTGGTTCCAATTTGATGGAAATATTCGCCATCGATTTCATCGATTACACCCGCACATACAGTAACGATATTCGCGAGATGTACAATGTGCTCGGAATTGAGGCAGCGCGCCAAAACATATTGAACGAAATCGTGGATGTGATGGAGGCGAGTGACGCCTATGTCAATTATCATCACTTGAGCATCCTGTGTGATAGAATGACCATTTCGAAGGATTTGGTTCCCATTTACCGCTCGGGTATCTTGAATGACGACACTGGTCCCATTGCGAAGAGTACCTATGAGATGCATACTGAGATGTTCCTACAGGCGAGCAGACACGGTGAATTTGACCAGATGCGCGGTGTCTCGGCAAATGTGATGTGTGGGCAACAGGGATATTATGGCACGAACGCGTTCAGTTTGTTGTTGGATATGGAGGCAGTGATGAATATGGAAGACCGCGATGTTGATCGCAAGGATGTGAATGAACGCATCGAAGAATTGTTTGGCGCGATTGGTAAGACGGACGAGTGCTCCATTAATCGTATCCGAATGGACAACAATGTGCACAACTTGAAGGTTGCTGATACAGGTGGATGCGAGGATGATGGTTATGAGGTCTTTTAACGAGGGGGTGAAACCCCCTCGGCACCCCCCATTGGAAATCTTCGTTGACCCCTCCTTTTCCCAATATAAAGGTGTTGGACCCCATGTGTTTAACTAACCGCACTTTGCTCTTTTGGCGGTTGACCCCTTAATTTACACAAAAGAATATAGACGCAAAAATTTATGAATTGTATCTCTACAACAATTCATAAATGGACTCCAAAATCAAAAATAATCATATTTTTGATATTATGGCAAACCACACTGGAACTGTGTTTGATTATGCTAAAAAAAACGACGTCCCTTATTTTGGGTTTGACAGGGTCAAGCACATTTTCATGCAATATGTCTATCAAACTGACGGGTCCGAAATCGTATCAGAGCACTTGTTTTTTGTCCGAATGAAGTTCGCCAAATTTACCATGCTCACTGAAACCGGATTAGACCAGTTTTATCGAGTCCAACGCCTCTATCACATCCTGTTGCGCTTTATAAACAAGTGTAAAATGCGGCGTTTCAAAAAGTATGATGCTGACGAGGACTTGTGTTTGGTCCCATTTGACTCAATCGACCCCCGCAAAATACTCCATCTTCTTCACGGCAATTGCATTTACCGGTTCAACATACACGATTTGATTAATATTTTGACTGCGTCATTGACCAACCAATTCTTTATGATACCCGACCCGAGTTTTCCCAAAAACCCCTACACCAATATCAGTTTTGAACGAGACCATTTAATCAACATTTTTGTGCGTATGTGGGAATTGAAAATAAAGATGCGACCACTCCTGTATTCTTTTTTCCACTGTAATTTCTCCATTGAAGTGTTTAAATACAGGAATCGCATTATGTTGAGTGATATGGCGATCGACACGTATTTGTCGAAAGAGTCCGTGGCGAGTACTGACACTTTACACGACATCATCAATCTCATACAAACCTATAGCAATCCTTTTCTTCGGATTAATATACATCCCAATTTCCCAGCAAAGCGTTTGTTTTCCATATTCCGCCCTTATTTGAAATTGTATTACAAGATGAAATTACACGGGTGCACTGTATTTGCGGAAAAGTTGAAACATGGACTCTGCTGTTTTGGGTTATTCAACCCCCATTTTGGCAGGAAATGCGACTTGGGCGAGGGCAGATTCGGTTACGACGACCGACATTTGGAATATGGCGATTTCACCGAGGGCGCATTTTACGAATTGCGCAACATGTCCGTTTTTGAAATCGTGAAAAAATACAGGAGAAATCATAACAATATTTTCTGTGTCTCTATCGAACCTCTTAAAAAGGTGAAATACATCTACGGTGAATCCCTCATTCAATATCCTGTTTTTCACGCGGACGAAGATGAACCCGACGAGGACAATGAGGATGACCAAGAAAATGACTGGTAAACCGTCTGGTAAATATTTATTGAAAACACATAGAGATTGCTCTCGATGTATTTTATATCAAGTCCTCTTCCTACATTTTCTATATTTATTCCACAATGCAGATTACGTTTCAACCCGAGAACCTGGTTCTTATATTCAAAAACTCCGATTGGTTATACAGCAGACACTGTTTCATAAAGGTGTTGCCCGAATTTGAAAATTGTTGGATTCCAATGAAAGGTTTGCGCGAACCTGTGATGCGTAAATTGCCCACGCCGAATCCGACTGGTATTACACTTGCCACAAATGATGTTAGCACCAATCGCATGATATTGCAAATTGGAGATTCGTGCGAAGGCGTTGCTTCCGAAACTAAGAAACACCGAGTTGCCAATGCGATCGCATCACCTTTGTTTGATAAGAAACCCTTTTATTTGTATATGTTTGAGGGGCACATTCCGGGATATTACAGTTTTGCCAATAATTCATTTGTGCCTTTTTCAAATGCGTCGTTGGCGCAAAATTCCATTCACGAGTTTTTCTACAAGGTCATGTCATTGTCTATTTCAGCGAAAATTGTACAATTGCAAAGTTGCGCTTACGAGACCACCCGCGAAATACAACAGGCAAATTCGGGCAAATCGTGGGAAGACAGAAATGATGAAACGGAAGACACTGTAGAAATTGATAACAGTGACAGCGACGATGACGACAGCAGCAGCGAGGAAGAAGTGCACGTTGTTTTACAGACGGGTCCGATTCGACCCAAGAAAATGGTCAAACGTTAATTAGTAGGTTTCTAGGAATTCCTCAATGGACGGCATATGGTCTCGCCATTCTTCGCCCCGGAATGCGCTTTGTACTCGTTCTTTCAACGCATTTAATTCGACGATGTCAAATGGTTTATAGACCATCGAGTGACTCGGCACATTTTCATCGATTTTCTTTTGTGACCGCACAAAATAAAATTTGTTATCGGCACTTCGTTCGTGTCTTTTTCCGAGTATTAACCAATTGTCTTTGGTGAATCCAAGATCGTCCAGCGTGTTTTTGGAACTGTTGGAAAACAGGATTATGGGCAGACCCAGTTTCTGCGCCATGACATAGAGGTCCAGCGTTGTCATGTAGTAATTGGCACTCACAATTGTAGCGTGGAATTTTTCAACCGTGTCGACACCTGTCAAAAGTCGTTTTTTGCCTTGACGGTCGCGGAGCATTTCAACTATTTTGTCAAAATTCCTTTGTTTTATTTCTTCGTCTCCTTCGTCTTTCGGTTTTATAAGATTGCGATACGTTTCCCACAGGATTTGGCGCACGGCGTCCGCGTCGTCGAATTTCTTACTATCCAGTTCACCGGCAATTTTCAAAAACGGTCCGAATGTACAATTCTCATTGCCGAGTCCGCCTTTGAATCGCAGTTCATATTGATTCCCTTTTTTTGCCTTGAACACTTCCTTTATCCAAAATACCTTGTTGGGATCGCCTTCCAAATCCGTCGTTTTGTCTATGCAATTTTGTAGGAGGTCAACCGTGGGTGCGGCATCCAAATTTTGCTCATCCAGCGAAATCTGGTTGGATTCCTTAACCACCTTCTCGGGGTTCGCCATTTCATAGGGTATTTCGCCCGACATGTAGGGGTGCATAATCATCTCTGTTTGATCATCATAATAGTTGCCAGACAGCGTGGATTCCAACACAATGAACTCGTTTTTGCCCACTTTGTATTCGGTGTTTCCCGTGTTCATTATTTGTTTGGAATTTAAAATGTAATTGCTCTGCTGTTTGAAACGGAGCAACTCGTCGGCAATGCGATAGAAATACAGGAGTCGATTGTCGCGCGTGGGCACCAATATATTGTTCCGCGGCAATATGAGTTTACACCCATCTTTCAAGAAGGCAGATTTGGTTTTATTACAGGTGTAGGTGATTTCATTCTGTTTGCCCAATTGCTCCAATGTGCTTTCGCTGAACGTTTCAAAGGTGACGGCATTGCGCGTGAGTTTGACCAATTTTTGGACGATTTGTTGGATGCTGTGTTTTTGGGTCTGCGTTTCGCTGACCAAGTAGTCGCGGTACTTATGGTTCTCTGGTTTTGCCAACAAGGTTTTGATGGTGGTTCGAAACAGGGAGTACATGTCACTTTCGATGCGCGCGTTTCTTACGATGTTTTCGCGTGTGATGTCGCCCTTTGACTCTCTTGTTAATGCAAGGTCGGCACCCGATACCAGATTTTTGTCAACGGGCAATGAGCGCAGTCCGTCACCGGGCACATCATTTGTGGGCGGATTTATGGGCACCATTTGATTGGTCCACGTCAACAATCCCACAATCATTGTGTTGTCCTCTGTCATTTTAAGCATAGGATTGCATGGGACGCGTCCCGATGAGGCACCATTGAGCATAGTCAACTCAGCGCGCGTCGTTTCGTAATCTGTCCACAGTGCCTCGTTGTCCATAAATGATTGCTCTGTTTGCGCTAATTGTTCTGACGGCGCACACGGCACACATACAGTGCGACCCGTTTTGGGGTTGGTCACTTGAAGCGCAATTGTTTTCCCCTGATAATTGAGCACTTGCTTCACAATCTTGTATGATAATTGCGTTAACTCGTCGACGAGTTCTTCCAACAGGATGGGTTGTTTGTATTCATACACGTCGGGCATCGATGATTTGGGTCGGCAGTAATTATTCAAGGTCCGGTTCAACATTTTGATGATGGGTCTCAGGCGCGGCGTCGATTTCGTAAAAGTGCGCGTGGTTTTCTTGGTTTCATTGTTATACAAATACACGGGTTCAAACAGGGCATATTGATTAATGATGCTCTTAACCAAGAAAATGGTCGGTTTATCCACGTCGAATTTCGTTTTACTATATGTGTTTGTAGGGCAAATCAGGTCGATGCTGTCGGTGATATCGTTGCGCGGCAGTTCCATGATGACCATATTGATGCCCTGTGTGAACAATTTGGGGTTGGGTCTGGACACTAAATCCCACACAAAGGTGTAATCAACGGTTTCTTCCGATTGAGTCGCACCCTTAGACAGGTATAATTTGTAAACTTCGTATGCTGCCATCATTTCCCAGAAGGTTGATCTGGCGTCTTCGGTTGCCGAATTCATGGTTTTATACAATTCCGTGTTTGAATATGAGTCGGGATTTATTTTAATAGTTTTTATTTTGGTTGTTATTTGATCTGGTTGAATTTCCTTGTCATTTTCATCGAAAAACGCCGTTTTGTCGCCAATCTCTATCGCCGGGGGTCGGAAGGTTGCCGTGAAACTGCCATTTCCAAAACGCACAAATTCATCAAGGGTCACGGCATCGGCAAGCGTTTTGCCAATTTGTCCAATCTTTATTCCTAATAAATCAGCAAGACACCCCAATAGAGAATTCGCGACATTCTGGTCGGTTCCATATCTCAAAAAGGTTTCTACACCGTCGTTCAAATATTTGGTACCATTGATTGTTTTTATTTTGCCTTCGTAATCCACATTCAAGAAATGCTGAACGGCATATTGCAAGAACGCCCATTGCCCTTTTCCTACACGCTTAGTGTCCGGGTTTTTAATAGAGGTGTCTTCTATTGGTTGTGTGGGTTCTTCGATTGCCGAATTCTCCGACGTTGCGTCATCATCCAAGCATTTGTCCGTGTTTTTCGGTTGCTCTTGTTCGGTCTCGTCTTTAATCCATTCGCCCGTTGCCGAGTTCATCTTCCATATGGCGCCCGTTTCATCTATGCGTTCCTTGCCTTCAATATCCTGTTTTACCCACTCGCCCTTGCCGCTTCGCTTGAATTTGTTACCGTCCTTGTCCCATTTGGTAGTCTTGTTTTGATTCGTCCACTTGTTTCGCACATCCTTTTTCCACGTATCCCACGCACTCGCAAAACAACACGGCATACAATGTTTCAATCCCGGTTTCTTGATGAACCCTGGATAATGGTCTATGTAATTTCCTTTGGCATCCTCGTGCTCTATCGGGTTCGACTGATTTTTGAATTCAAACAGGAAATCCTTGTCACATTCGCTGGGGTCATTTACACTCGTGTTGGTCTTGAAACACCAGTATCGGGGGCAAATGTAATAATGCTCGTTCTCCGGCGTGCTTCCGTATTTCATCGCTTTTGTGTATGAACCCGGCGATTTGCGGTCGATGCGCGCCTTTTCTTCGGCAGTCAATACAACAGGTTGTCTATAAGACTGGCATGACCGCGAATATATGTTGCTGCGCCCGTCCTTGCCCTGTAAAATCACGGCAGGATCCTTGCGTTTTAATTCCTCCAAAAATGGGTTCGTATTCTTCGCCAAATCCTTGGTTTTCACATTGTAGGCGTCGTCTTCGGAGGAATCCGATTTCTTGGGTGGCGCGCCCCCGTGCATCGAATCGTCCTCTTCTTCCACGTCTATGCCGGTCATATCAAGGTCTTCGTCGTCGCCTTCTACGTCTACGCCCGTCAAATCCAGGTCACTGCTGTCGTCAGAATCCAATATAAATTCTTCCTTAACTTCTTCCTGTGCGTCTAACAAGTCTTGTATTCCATTTTTTGCTCCTTTCGCAGAAAGGTCGGTCTCTTCTTCTCTTTCTACAAAAGCAGCAAGCGGACTCTTCGACGTTGGACTAAAATCAAAGGCAGCAACGCGTTCATGGACCACTGGTTTTGCTATCTTCTCCTCTGTCCAGGCAATTTCCTCTTCTACGACAGTGGCGCCCTTTTTGGGAGGCGCGCACATTTTCTTGGTCGATTCTGTTATTCCAATATCCTGTATTATTCGCATCATGCTCTCAAAATACACCGATAGAGATCGGATGTATTCCAAATGCGAAATGTTCTCTACAGTGAATTCCAAATAACTGTCATTTGACATGCCCGCGCCCTTTTCGATTTTCATCTCTATCGGCAACCCTGGATTTTCCATAATCTCAATGACATTTCCGTTGACATTCTTGTATTCCGTGTCTCGCAAATACTGGGCAATTCGCTGCCCTGCCTCGTCCACGGTCATTGCGTGGTTCTGCATCAAGGCGTCCACTACATCGGATTCGCGACCCTTCTTTTTGAAAGTCTCGGTAATCAACAGCGATTGCTGGTCCATTTCGCGGTAATTGTTCACGCGCTTGAACCGCAGTTGGGCGTTGGTTTTACCCTTGTCGAAATCGGAGACGATGTCAAACACCGAATACAAACACCCAATGTTGTTCTTCAATTTTATTTCCTTGGATTTCGATTTCTTCTTCAGAACGATAGAGGCAACATAATCCATCGTTTTTATTGCTATATTTGGATCCTCTATCGATTGAATCATCGGAATGCTGTATCCACTCTTTTGTAAATACTGGTTCACGGTTTCCAATAGAGGGTTGACGTCTCTCAGCAACAGCGCCTCTATTTGCGCCACGGTTAAGGTTGCCTTGGATTTGGAGTCCCACGAAATGAAGATGGTTCCATCGATGTCGATGTCAATGAACATGTTGCTCTCCTCCACAAAAATGGACAACTGTTTCTGTTTTCCCATGTTCTTCGATAGAGAATTGATTTTTTCCCTAGAAAGGATGGGCATTTTGCGACCCGTTTTTGAGATTTTGGCGCCACTATAGATGCGATATATGTTCTCGCGACGAATTCCCAGATTCAGTTTCATGAATTTGTATTTTGGGGTTGTTTGTATGTTTTTGAAGATTGCCTCTATTGGCATGACAAAAGAATAGGAGGGGGTTAAGGCAATTTCGAATTGGCGCACGCCGTTTTCCTTGTATTCGAAGGGAGCGGATATTTCATCATACATGTCATAAAACGTATCGACAATCCTGTATGAATTGAAATGCCGTGGGTCCATGATTTTGTCGGTTTCGGCAACCAGTTGTCCCTTCTTCGCCAATAGAGATTCAATGTCAAACACGGATTTTGTGGTTAAAAGCGGATAATATGTTTTGGCGATGAATTCGGATTTGGCGTCGTGCGTTGCGAGAACGTCGCCGGCGAGACATACGAAAATATTATTGTCCACGATTTTGCCATGATTGAATAGCAATACGTTGTCTGTGTGAATCGCGTTTTTAGGAGAAAAATCTACGACATAAAAAGGGTTCGGCGAAAACAAATGGTCACTGGTTTGAAGCATTCCTAAACCAATAGGCACATTCAGTATTCTCGGGTTGCCGACTATTTTTGAAAAGTCTGCGTAGGTATATATGTCCTTGTCCTCATCCAGAGGATCGAATTCATCGAGCAAATTGTGTAGTAATTGTTCGCAAACGACGCGTGATATGTAATTGGTTTTGGGTGAAACACTCTCGTAAAAAATGGCGTATGGGTCAATCAGTTTCTCGGCATAAGCAAAAAGATACAATTCGTGATATGTGATGCTGGAGTCTCTGCCAAATTCGTTGATTATCTTCTTTTTGACTTGCATGATGGAATCGTCTTTGTGAATTTGTACGGGGGATTCAATGATGGCGTCGGGGGTTATGCCAAATTCCATCATCATGTCGCGGTCTTCTTCACTAAATGCGAAATCTGATTTTCCACCAAATATAAATACATTCTCTATCGTATTATTATTTAGCACCCACACTTTATATGGCATGTAAGACATCGGCGTTCTATATATTTGAAATATACAAATAGAACATATATATGGGCGACTTCTACGTTTACTTTTTGGCGTTGGATGAATGTGATTTGAGGGGCACGCCGGGGCAAAAGACCTACATTGGCGCCACAGTGGATTTGGACCGGCGACTGCGACAACACAACAAGGAAATTTGCGGGGGCGCGCATGCCACCGGGGCGCAAGTCGACAATGGGTCTCATTGGCGACGTGTATGTCATGTTGCGAATTTTCCCACTTGGCAGGCAGCGCTGCAATTCGAGTGGCGGTGGAAGAATTTGTCGCGACGTAAGGACATTGTTGGCACCAAGGATCCGATAGAGCGGCGGATGAAAGCGCTCGAAATGTTGCTTGGGTTTGACAGGTCTACGTCAAAGGCAATTCCGTATGCGGAATGGGCAACTCCCCCGGCAGTTATTATGGGATAAATAATTTAGACAATAATATAAAATGGATGATTTTTCGGCAATAAATATGGTCGCGACCAGCATATATTCATTGATATCCTATATGAATAATTTTGCCAATGAGTGTAAACAGTATTGGACCAATGTGGCGGATTACAATTGACCTTGGCAATGACATTGAATTCTGTGTTCAACGTCATTTTTATATTGGTTAAAGGTCGAACGCGGGATTGTCTTTAATATTCATCCCACAATATCGTTGGGGTTCCTTCTTGTAATCGCGCGGTTCATGGATTTTTGCTGCCTTCGCCTCTTCTAGCAAAAATTTGAAATTCTCCCAGAATTCGCTCTTGTGTCCGAACGATTTGGTTCCCACATGACTCAACTCGTGTATTGCCACAAAGGTCAGCGTGTGTTCGTCAATCAGTTCGACGCCACCCTTCTCCTTATTCAAACAGAAGGCAATTTTCTCGCCCTTGTTCTGACTGTAGGAGGTGTATTCACTCGTCGGCAACGCCTCCATCACTTTTTTGGGATTGAACCCTTTCACTAAACGCTGGACATAATCATTGTCGGGGTGTTTTTTGCCTACATATTCGACCAATTTCTTACACTTCTGTGTTACCTTTGCCAACAAATTGGCAGACTCCTTGATCTTCGACGTTTCGCGCACGCAGTATTTGTTGCCATCGGTCGTGCTGACGATGCACTTCAACTGGAAATCGGATTTTTCGAAATACATGTATCCGCACACAAAAATGACGGCAACAATGACGAAATAGAAAAACCACTCTTGATTCATTTCCTTTGGTTCCTTTGTATTAATGTGATACATTAAGGTTATAAGGGAACCAAGGTTCCCTTAGGATCCCTCCTTTAAGGGGAACCAAGGTTAAGCGCCGAAGGTATATCCACCGAAGGTGGATACACGTGGAGCACCTTCGGTGCTCTTCGCGACGCTCCCCCTATGGGGGGAGTCAACCCCTTGGACCCCTCCTTCATAGGTTTGCATTAAAGGGAAAGGTCCAAGGAAAACCGTAGGTTTGCCTTAACATACTTTTCCTGTTTGACTATTTCTGAATCACTCGAAATGATCGACACTGTCATCCCATCATGTCTAAAGTATTTCCGAATACACGCGTCCATTTCTTTTTTTGTAATGGGTTCAATGCATTTTTTATAAACATCCGAAAATGGAATGTGCTCCAACCCAAATAGCGCCAACTTGCCATTGTGTTTGGCAAGCGCATCATATTCCTCCGATTTCATCTGCATCTTGCTTTTCAAATAATTCTTCGCCATTGTCAATTCATCCTGTTTGATACCGTTTTTCACCAAGTCCTCAATCAAACCAATTATAAGAGGGAACACGCCGGGTGCTTTGTTGCCTTTGGACCCATTGTGAAAAACCTTGGCGTTGTCGCACTCGGCATAGATCTTGAAATCACCCATATGTTCAAAATAGTCACACATCGCATTCGACGTGTATGACAGTCCATTGTCCTCGCGCAACAGGAAAAACAGGCGCGCATTCATCGTCTCGCTCAGAATGTTCTTAAGCACTTTCAAACAGTATCGGTCGGGGTTTGCGATTGAGCACGTGCGGAATCCAATACAGATGTGCGCCGGTGAGACACCGGGTTGCTTTGTTATACAATACTGTACACCTGTTTGAGGAGTTATGCTAAGGATTAGCGGAGGGATTGGTGTCGCGGGCATCTTTTTAGACCGGGCAAATGGACTCGCGTCCACGCATCGCTTGATTTCAGCAAAGGAGTTGCCACTACATATGCTGAGTATGAATCGCGAGGGAACATAATATTGGTTGTAGAATGCCAGCACATCTTCATGTTTCAATGAGTGGGGTCCTTCGTGGTATTTCAGGAGATCCACCGGATTGGCAAAAGTGGAACCGGCGTACAACAGTCGATCAGCATTTTCTAAAACGGTGGTTTCCGCGTCGTCGGCATCCTTTGTCATTTCTTCGCGGACAACGTCGTGCTCCTTGTCATATTGCGTTTTGTCAAACACGGAGTTCAATAACATGTCGCCGATGGTGTTGACGTAATCACACATGTGTTCCGATAATCCGGAGGCGTAATAACAGGTGTATCGGCGGTCGGTGTAGGCGTTTAGGAACGCACCGGACTTGTCAAAAATAAGACTGAGAGTCCGGGTGTCTTTTAACTTCTTGGTGCCCTTGAAACACATGTGTTCGATGAAATGCGCGGAACCTTTCAAGGGTGCGAAGCACCCACTCTTTCCATCATCTGGTTCGTGTATGCTCCCAATATCGCAAAACACATTGATGGATATTTGGTTTGTCTTGAGGGGTGCTTTTTCATAAATCAACCTAAATCCGTTGTCGTATGTGTGGGTCTCAAAAGACATGGTTGCTTTAATATAAACATATAAATTTTATATCAAGACTATTACACCAACAAATACAGACTCTGATGCTCATCGTGTATGACCGGTTCCAAATTTATTTTGCCATAGAGCGTTAAACCCTCATTGGTTGCCATCTTCAAAATCTCGTCTTCCGATTCCATAAATAGTCGGCGCTCATTCTGTCGCACCTTCTTGGTTGCCGAATCCGTGAATTTCTCCGTAAAAGTTGAAATTGGTCCTTCCTTAATGTCGTACTTGGAATCATACACGAAATCCATGAAATCCACGGTGGTCTTGGTAATTCGCTTGTCCGCGTACTTTTGCGGATTGTCTATTAAATCCGGCGCACCCACCGGCACAACTGTATTGAACTTTTTCTTGTCTACTAAATGGACGATGAGCATGCCGCCATTCTTCAACCAATATCGGCAATTCTGGAAAAATTTCCGTTTGTTTTCGATTTCATAGATGGTGTGATAGAGACACAGGATATGTGAGAAGGTATATTTGTCATAATTCATGGAATCTGTCACATCACCGCGCCGAATCTTCACCTGTTTTCCGCACTTTTCGGTTGCCTTCTCTATCATTGCCTGCGATTTGTCGATGCCAAAACAGCGCAAATTCGCGGCGTCAAGGGTCTTCAAGGTTTCGCCGGTGCCGCTGCCGACGTCGAGGAATACGCTTGTCTCGTCTGCTTGTGTGGTTTTGATAATGAGGTTGAGTTCTTTGGAACAGCGTTCTTCGGGCAGATGGATTTCGTCATAAATATGGGCGTAGAATGGATCATATGCTGCGTCGTCTTGTTTTAATATGAATTTCTGCATTTGCGTGAACCCCTCTACTGTTGGAGTCTTGCCTATTGTCCTAAAGAAATATATCAGCGCAACCATCACAAATAAAGCAAACAATATGTAAAATAAAGTGGCGTTTTCGAACTCTGGCAATTTAAACATCACGCTATATAATATTGTATTTAAAGAATTGCAATATTATACATTTACACATTTCACACATTTCATAGTGCTTGTTTTAATTGCGTGCGAGTGCTGTTGTTGAAACGATCGGCGCCGATTTTGGATTGGGCGTTCCATCGATTGTGTGCACCGTCAAACAAGGGTTGCGAAAAAAGGAGTTCGTAGGGTTGCTCCGATGTTCGTTGGACAACGGTTGCGCCATCCTTGTATAAATCGCTGCTCGAGTCGGGGACATACACTGTGGTTATGGCAGTCTTAATGGGTAGACGGCGACTCGCGTCCACGCCAAAGGCATAATTGCGCAACAAGGTCTCTGTGTCAATATTTGCCGCATAGGTCTTCCACGGTCCATTGCGGGTTGCCGGATTGAAATTCATCGACACGTTGTGTTCCATATATGTCTGTTTTGGGGTTGGTGTTGTTGCTGTGGATTGGGATAACACTTGATACTTTGTTGAAACCGGTCGGAAATCATATTGGGGTTCTAATGGGAAATCGGGGAACTGTCTACTTCGAAGTCGTATGTTTAAATCGTCGGTTCGTTCTTGTTGTCCTATGATTGGCGTTTGATGAACTCCCTGGATAAATGAAGTTTCCTCACTTAGAAGCATATCTATACATTCATACACGATTATTTTCAGCTAAATATATAGGCAAATTAGAAATGCTTCTCGAATTGCTTAAAATTTTTATAATATTGATTTTGTTAGACGCCGTGTATTTGTATTTCACGAAAAATATGTTCGGTGAAATGGTGGCGCGGATTCAGCGGGTGGCAATACAACTGCGTTTGTGGAGCGCTGCCGTTGTTTATGTGTTTGTTGCGGTTCTTCTCTATTGGTTCATCTTAAAGGACAGACGACCCGTTTGGGAGGCGGCGTTGCTCGGTTTAGCAACATATGGCATTTATGATTTCACGAATCACGCCATATTGAAAAACTATGATCTGAAGATTGCCATTATGGATACTGTTTGGGGTGCCACGTTGTTTGCGTTGACGACATGGATTTTAAGGGAACCATGGTTTTAAGGAAACCTACGGTTTCCTTATGATCCTTCCCTTATGATCCTTCCCTTATGATCCTTCCCGTATGATCCCTCCTTTCTTTCTTTCTTTTTATGCTCATTTCAGTTCTTTTCTTTTATCCAACATTTTGCACCGAGCACAAAATGTTGGATAAATGTATAAATGTCAGACCACAAAAAACAACGCAGTCGAAAATTAGTTGGCGGAAGAGGGTGGTTTGGGAATGATCCGGTTGGCACAAAAACAGATGTGAAAAATGTTCAACAACAATTTGATAAATTAATAACCGATTTGAAAAAGCAGATCTTTGACTTGAATGAGCAAATTAATAATATTTCAAAAGAGAAGAAGAAGGCAACCACTGCTCTTGATGAAAAAGAGGAAAAACTGAAAAAGGATTTAAAACAAAAGGAAGCAGATTTAAAACAAGCAAAAAAAGATAGACCTTGGTTTGGTGGCAAGTCGCGAAGATCGCGAAAGACTCGTAGATCCTAAGGATCTTATATTTTCACTATTTTGACTCCATTTTCATTTGGTTTATGAGTGCATCGTTCAAACACATTTAGCAATTCTTCTGCGCTCGCCATTATTTCCGGCGTCAGCGTCGGCATTCGTTCATAAAACGCCAACACCCGTGGATTGGTTTTAATCTTGGTATGATTAAACCCACTCAAATAAAGTCCCGATAAACTCTTAACTCTCGACAACGCCACATAAGTTTGTCCGCATTCAAATACACGTGATCCGATATCCATCTCGGCAATCTCCAGCGTCACACCCTGCGACTTGTGTATGGTAAACGCCCACGCCAATCGCAGCGGCAGTTGTTCAATGCCATGTGTTGGATAATCATCGTGTTGATACACCTTTGGCATAATCTTCATTGTCACGCCATTGAGGAATCGCACAACCGGATACTGTTTTGCCCCGCCCGTCACGAAATCGACGACGACGCCCTGCGACCCATTACAAATTCCCGCATCCGTATCCAAGTTTGCTAAACACATGACTACTGCGCCTTTTTTCAATTTGACCACTTTTAGCAAATGATTGTTCTCCATATACAATTCCATTTGCTGATTAATGTCCTCCCTCGATAATAAGGCGCACCGATTCTGCACATCTTGTGGGATTGGGATTGCGGTGTCGTTGAAGAATTGCATATTCTCAATCTTGGTGGATTCATACAAGATTTCAGGTTCCCGTATTTGCGCATACATGTTTTGATTCACCATGTCCGCGTCGGCGTTGCGCGGAAACAGTTTGGTCGGTTTGATAATTGAGTCAGGCACGGTGGCGCCGAGTCGGTCCGCAAGTATATTGATCGTCTTCTCCGACAATTTGCCCGAGCGCACCTCCTCTAAAACCTGGATGTATTCGGGGTCCTTTTGTCGATGGGGTGTGCGCAATTGAATGTGATTTTCAGACGCAAACGTGGTCTCCCAAATGGGCGATTCGAAACAGAATAGTCGTGATTCTGGGTCGCTTATTTTTCCCACCGGCGGCAATTGGTAGAAATCGCCGATCAATATCACTTGTATTCCCCCGAAGGGTCGCAAATACTGTTTGCGCGCGTTGCGTCCGATTTTGTCGAGAACTTCGAAGATTTTAAGAGACATCATGCTGACCTCGTCAATAATCAGTGTTTTGATCGAGCGCCAGCGCGCCACCGTGCGACCATTCTTCAATACCCTGGCGACGATTTCTTCTTGGGTTCCGGATGCTATGCCGATGCCCGCCCACGAATGAATGGTTTTGGCGCAACATCCGAGTAGTACTGCTGCGCACCCTGTTAGAGCACAAATGGCGTGGTTTTGCCCCCTTGCCACTAAATCGTCGCGGATGTTTTTAATCAAATAGGATTTGCCCGTTCCGCCGGGACCGGTTATAAAGATGTTCTGGTTCAATTTGTATTTGGTGAAAGCATAATGCTGGTCGGGCGATAGAGGATTTGGGTTCGCTGTTCCAGGAACACTCGTTGTTCCGGCACTTTGCACACTTGTTCCAATACTCGGAACACTCGTTACAATCTCTTTAGTGTCCATGTATTGCTGTGCTTCATCCCTCGTCTTGAATTTCTTGTATTGTGCTCCGCTGAAATTGTCGATTTGCGCGCGGCATTGTTCCCACGTGTCATAAATGCCCTCCTGAATACCTTTCTTTACTGCGTAAAATGTTACTGTGTTAACTGTTACTGCGCTAATTGTTGTCATTGTGTGTAATTTGTTTCTACACACCATGATTTGTTTTTTTGAAATCAATTTTCTTCGATCCGCATCGGCGTAAATCCGGCGTTGTCCAATCGTTTCTGTGTTTTCTTCGATTTCGACATGGACAATTTTTTAAGTGCCTTGTCATATAGGGTCTTTATGGTTTTGTAATCGGTCAATCGCTCCTTCATATTCAAACTGGACATTTGCGCAAATATTGCGTGCATTTCCTTGTAAACTTGGTCGCCTATTTTTCCCGCGTCATAATAGGCGTTCAACAATTCATTCAAAGTGAGTCCCAAAGAAAACGCATCCAGGGATTTCACCATGGTCGACGCAATCGCATCCACGCTTGGCATATGGCGCATCGCGTCAATGGCGTCATAAATCATCGATTCCTTTTTTGCCTGGTTCAACGGCGCCAATCGGTTGTCTATCTTCTCAAACATATGATTCACCTGTTTGTAATCATCGCTGGACTTGTCAAACAGTATGGTCTTTATTGTTTTTTTGTAAAACGCGTCAAATTCGTTAGAATTCGCGTCTGTTGTGTTCGCCATTTTTATTATGGACGCCGCACTCGTGAACAGTCCATATTCGAATGGATAGATCCAATGGAATTTGGTTTTCTTGGTCCCGTTTAAGATATCCCTTGTAAGTTCGGCAATGTTCCGCGACAGTCCAAAATCAATGTATATGATGGACTGTGTTTTCGGATTCATCAAGATGTTGGATGGTTTTATGTCTCGGTGTAAAATCCCGTTTTTGGCAAAAAGTTGCGCGCCCTCTATTAAATTCCGCGCCTTTTTCCAAATACTCAATTTAAACATTGACGGTTTTTTCATATAAGCGTCCAATTCAATTCCGCCATATTCCATTATCAATAAACGGAATTCTTCATTGCCCTTTTCTTCCTTGTATTTTTCACAGGGATGCGCGTCTGTTTGCGCCTTCAAATCTGCTGCGTCTGCCTCACACAGAATCGGTTTACCTAAATGATATTTATTTGTGGGGTCGATTTTGGATATAATGTTGTATTCTTCGTATTCTGTGTTGGCGCTCTTTTTGGTGAGTAATTTGGCAATTTTGTTGGCGTAATTGATCTTCCTGGTCTTTGCCGTGCATTTGATGGGCGGTTTGTAAATACACCCGTATGTTCCGTGTCCAATAATTGTCATTGGAATCTCTCTATACATATAGGTAAAGATTTATATTGCCTAGCAAAGAACACTGATGTATTGCTTAAATCGCTTCTTTGTCATCTTTTCTCGGTTGTAACCGGAGATCTCATTGGTTCTCGATGCGTTTCTGACAAAATCGTCGAATCCCGAATAATCCGACAGACCGTCCATATAATGCACACTCGTATTCACTCGGTGTTTCTCGTCAAATCCCATGATGACATTTAAAAAATCATACAGTTGATCGTCGGTGTCAAATGTCTTGACAAATTCGACCTGATTCCTGTGACTTTCCGACTTGCGTGAACCATACACATACATTAAATCCTCATCCTCATCGTATACCATGAATACTCGCATATCCTCTGTTTGGCAATCCTTGTCTGTGCTCTCTAATTGGCGAAACTCGACCACCATGGTAGGTTCATAATACTTTACACTCTCGCTCTCGTCCCAATAATAGTAAGATGACATTCTGTGTTTGATGAATTAGTTGGCGTTGTTTTTCTATGTTCTTTTAAGGGAAACATTTTTTATTTCTACACCAATATAGAGGTTTTTCACATCATAATACAAGCAATGGAAAAGGTTTACTACATAGTTGAAACAGAGGATGACGACGAGGAATATACAAAATACACGGAATCAGAAATGCGCGAATGCGTTGATGATTTGCCCTACAATGTGTCCGCCATAATAAAAAAATACCGATTAACAAATAAAAAAGATGTTGTGTTTCGGATGACGCTTTTCACACAGGATTATCCAGAGATTACTGCCGGTGATTATATCAAACATTACTGTAATATGCCGATCGAAATTTATGGCGCAGATATTTTTAGTGATTTGGACAGAGACATTGTGGAGAGGTTTAACTACTAGGGGAACTACGTTCCCCTATGACCCCTCTAAGGGAACCAAGGTTAAGCGCCGAAGGCGCGACGCATCCCGCTTTGCGGGATGACAACCCCCTTGGACCCCTCCTTTAAAGAAAACCTACGGTAAGTTCCACCTTTGGTGGAACGGCGGTGCTGCCAAAGGCAGCACTTGTGTCATTGAACCTTTCCCTTAAATAAAAACCTTGGTTTACCTCGAAGGAGGGGTCCAAGGGGGTTGACTCCCCCATAGGGGGAGCGTCGCGCCTTTGGCGCTTAACCATGGGTTCCCCTATAGTGTGATTACACATATAAACACAATATGCTGCCACTACCGTGAATATATGAAACAGTTCGTGATATCCAAATATCTTGTCCTTTCCGCACAATCTGTATCCCTTGTTTGACAAAGTGTACATGACAGTCCCAGTAAATTGAAACGCAAATCCGAACATCATAAATCTCAATTCCGCAGAAGTCATGTGTTTTAAACATTCGCCGAAAAACAACAATATTGATGCCGGAATCGACGACGCCAAAATGGTCGATGGTCGCGAACTCCACGTTGCATATGAATTTGCCAGAAATGTGGAAATTGATATTGTCAGAAATTGAACCCTCACTTCTGTAGGAAAAAGGTGAAACGCAATTGGCGTCATCATAGTGACGGTCCACACAGAAATTGCTTGGTGATCCAGTTTTTGAAGTATTATTTCAGTGCGCGGAGACCATTTAAATGTGTGATATATTCCACTCATGGCAAAGCACAATATGTTTCCAAATAAATTCATGTATATCCAAGGCGAAACACTGGTTATATGACGCAGCGCTGCAGGGACCAACAGAAGTGATGCCAAGTGTATTTTTCCCCGAAACCAGGGTTTATGTTTTCCTTCGCAATATAATAATTCATCGGCAAAAAGACGTCCGTCCATTACAATTCTCTATCGGCAACTCTCTATTTTCCTTTGGCAAAACATTTAGCAAAACTAAATCGTTGGAATTAGTATTTAGAGTGGTTTTTATTATGTTTTACATAATATAATCATACCCAAAATGAGTGCTCCTGCTGTTAATCCCCCAACTGAATCCACTGTGAGAATGCCCGACAACACTACTATGCAAAATGCCATTAAACTTGCCATATCCGAGGACAAACCCATTCTGTTGGATTATTGGACTGCCTCTATTGAGAAGAGCGCACTTGTTGGTGTAAGAGACACCAAGGAGAAATTGCTTGTCAAGAGCGTGGATGAGTACACCAGTCCCATCCAGAAGATTTACAAGGTTGGCAATGATTTCATCATTATGACCGAGAACTCCATCTACTTGGTTTGCGCCTCCATCCCCACCAAAAAAATTGCTTAGGCGCTCCATCTTGCTTTGCCTTACCCCCATTGAGACAATCCCTCTATACCACCTATAAGAATCCATTGGAAACTCACATAGAAACTTCCATAGACACTTTCATAAATAAAAAACATTTGATTTTTATTTATTAATCCCTCCTCATTCTCTATTCCTCTATCTTTTTCATATTCGAGAAATATTCTGCCGTCACCATCATCTTGCGCTTGCGAATTTTCGTCTTTTTCATCGCCTTCTTGGTCTCCGGTGTCTCCTCGTCCCCCTCCACATATATCTTCGCATATTCATCGGTTAAAACCTTCTTCACAAATTCATACACGAACATCAGCACCTCTTCCGTACAATTGCCCACAATCAAGCAACTGCCCGTCCGGAATACCATGAAACTCACTTTGGTGTATTTGTCCGAAATCATGATATCCTTTGTTTTCAGTGCGCGGTCCTCCGGTTGTATGGACCCCCGCTGTAAGACCGGGTCAAACCCCAGCGCATTACAGAAGTAAAATTTCGATTTAACTGCCGGATACGTACACGAATCGTAAATCGTGTCAATCTTGTATTTGTCACTGCGCAGAATCGCATGCAGCGCGTCGCGATTGATGTTGAACCCCACATAGAAATTCGAATTGATAATCACATTGTCGCTGGTCGGCGTGCGATAATCCAACACATGGGGCAAGAAATGCGACGATAGTATCTCCAAAATAAAGACCTTGATGCGTTCATACAGGATTGGATCCAGGATTCCGGGAACCTCCAATTTTCCTGTATTGAAAATCTTGACGTGGATCTCGGTGAATATTCCATTCGTCTTTTTGAAACGAATCGTCAGGGCAATACAGTTGTACATGGCGCCGCCGCCCTCCTTGCCTCGGCAGTTCATCACATCCTTTGTATTCATACCCACCGCGATTTTGCGTTCGTCCTTGTATTTGGTCTTGCGATTCGTGTTCTCCGACTGTTTCACGATTTTCTTGTCCTTGCAATAATACTCGGTCAACATCTGTTTTTCTAATTCGGCAGTTTCTGCCTCATTCTTACAAACGACCTTCATCTGTTTTTTTACCACGCCCTCTATCGGATTCCAATATTCAATCACTGGGATTTTCCAAAACAGGGTCAGTGTGTCTATTTTGTCGTCGATGTTTAGAAACGGTTTCTTCGTCTTTGTGGAAATATAGAGGTCGCGGCATTTGGGCATGTCCGGCAATTCGGTTTCTTCGCCATCCGAATCTACTTCGCCACCCACCATAAATTGTTCCCATTCGTCGTCGATTGATGCCATTTTGTTTAAGTAGTTTTGTATTGTTTATTGCGTCTTCTGTAAATTGTTTTGGGAAATCAATTTTCGGGTTTTGTTTGTGTGTATTATATAAATGCCTGAATCTGTTGTTTTTAAAAGACCAACACTGTCACTTTCAATTATGCAAGAACCAGTGCGAGAACCAGTGTCCATTGGCGAATATTTAAGACAAAATTTCAATTCTCTTAATGACCGGTATTTTCAAGAAACACGCAACCAAGGCATACACCAATCGATGACCGCAATTATGGAAACGTGTTTGAGTAGTCTAGCACTAGGACAAACACATAATTGTCATGATAAACTCGTTCAATTGAAATTGCACACAGGATCGGTTGATAATAATTTTTTTATTGGATATAATCATTACAAATCACAAATAACCGGTGTGTATGTTTATTCCTGTGACAATTATGTTTATAAAAGAACCAGTTTTTTAAATAACAATGTCAATGGTTTTTTCAAATTGGTTTTGGAAATTTGTTTGCAACAATATGCACATTCATTGGATTGCGGAATGAAAATACCCGAAATTTACGATTATACCTTGTCACAAAATGGTGATCGAATGTCATTGGAAATTAAAATGGAAAAGATAGAGATTCTGGATGTTTTAAATGATTATATAAAACAAGAAATTTTGGCAAATTATGTGCATTTCATTGAAACAATTAAGTCTGGTTTAGATTGTTTCGAAAACCATGGGTTGTATCACAATGACACGCATTCGGATAATATTGGATTCTACAAAGATACCGGGGGAAATCTACAGGTGGTTTTGATGGATTTTGGAAAAGCAACATTGAGTGAAAAAAATAGATACCAATCGCCGTCGGGGTTTTATAAACAATTGAATGATAGAGAAAAATTCAATGAATGGTTGTCACATAAGATTCATGTAAACACTGGCAGTCGAACTTTTTATGGAGGCAAAAAGAGAAAAACTCATAAAAACAAAAAACAAAGAAAACAAAGACGCCGAAAAACACATTGCCGAAAATAAATCATATTCAAAAATAGAAATATAGATAGATTTTGGGTGAATCTCTATCGCAAATGAATTCAAACACAGAAAATATTCCATGGACCGAAAAGTATCGTCCCAACAAATTCGACGACATCGTCCTCGACCCCACCAACAAGAAAATCTTCCTAACCATGTTGAAGAACAAATATTTCCCCAATTTGCTCCTGTATGGACCGCCCGGCACGGGCAAAACCACCACGGTAATAAATCTCATCAACGAATATCAGAAATCGCAAAACCACGTCAATAAAAGTCTGGTCATCCATCTGAACGCCTCCGACGAACGCGGCATCGACACCATCCGCAACCAAATCTACCAATTCGTAAAAACCAAGAATCTGTTTGAAACCGGATACAAATTCGTCGTCCTCGATGAAGTCGATTATATGACGAAAAACGCCCAGCAGGCGCTCAAATATTTGCTACAAGTGTGCGGCGACAATGTGAAGTTCTGCCTCATTTGTAATTACATCAGCAAAATCGAATTATCACTGCAACACGAATTCATCTGTGTGCGTTTCAACCAATTGCCCTCTGTGAAAATCCACGAATTCATCCGGGACATTTGTAAAAAAGAGGGTCTCGATCTGTCCGACAAGTCCATCAACGTCATACAGAATTTGTACAAATCGGACATTCGAAGCATGATCAATTTCATTCAACTTAACCAGAATTTAGTTGTCAAACAGGATAATATCATTAACGCCACTGTGTGGGAACGTTTGGAAACCATGTTTAAATCGGAGGAGGATTTTGTGGCGTTGCACAGCAAAATGAAGGACTTCATTCACCGCCTGAGCATCCACTACAACATTGACAAAAAACAGATAATCAAGGATTACTATAGTTATCAAATCAAGACGATGCCGAAGACGCAATTACTAACAGACGTTCTTACTCGGATGGAGGTGGTGCTCCACAATTATGACTGTAAAATCGACGCGCTGGTGGATTATTTCATCATGGACAACGCGGGAAATTGAGTCGACAACAAATAAATAAAAATTATATAGAATATTGATGTCTAAAAATTCATCTGCCATGTCTGTTGCCGGGTATTTAGAACTTATCATCGGACCCATGTTTTCCGGGAAAACCACGCGCTTAATAGAGCATTACAAGGCCTACAAATTCATAGGCAAGAAAATCGTGGTTATTAATTATTCCTTGGATGTGCGATACAGTTCGGTGGCGCTGTCGTCGCATGACCGCGTTGAAATCCCGTGCGTATTTTCGACGACACTTGACTATGCGTTGTGGCAGGACGCGGATGTCGTTCTAATCAATGAGGGGCAATTCTTCCAAGATTTGATGCCTTCTGTATTGTTGATGATAGAGAAATATCATAAACGCGTTTACATTTGTGGGTTGGACGGCGATTTCAAAAGACAGCGATTCGGAGCAATGCTCGATTTGATACCCTATTGTGACCGTGTGGAGAAATTGAATGCGTTTTGCTCTATGTGCCGTGATGGAAAACTTGCCATATTTTCACACAGGATTGTTGAGGGTCAGCAAAATATTGGTGAGGAGGGAAAACAGATATTGATTGGAAGTGAAAATTATTTGCCCCTGTGTAGAGGGTGTTATATCGAAAACGATTGTAAATCTATATAGAAACAAAGTGCGCAAAATAGTATTATGAGCAAACCTATAATACATGATTATCAATCGCAATTAGACGTATTTGTTCGGCGCGTTCCGGATTACATGTATGTGTTTGATGTTGCCAAGTTGTGTGGATATAGCGAATTTGTGCTCGTTTGTAAAACGGTTCCCATCTCGGATTTACACAAAGCAGTTATCCAGGCGTATGGACTCAAGGGCGGTGTCAATCTGTTTTTTATGAACGACGCAACCAAGGAGCGCCACGTGATTCCAAACACGGATATATTCACATTGCGCGAACTGGTGACCAAGTTTCAATCGACACCCAATTTGCAAGAATTCATCAAACCCCTGTATGAACTGCCGACGCCCACTGTTTATCGCATTTATTTCGACGATGAGCACGGGTGTTGCGGCAAATAATTGAATTAGGGTTAAATAATATACAAATATTATTATTCATATATTATATACTAATGGAAACCCCGGATCGCATGGAATCAGTTGACATTATTACGCCTCCAACATCACCTGTTTCGAATGCTGTGACAAATGAAGTTTCGAATGCGGTTTCGAATGAAGTTTCTAACGAAGTTTCCAATGAAGTTTCTAACACAGTTTCTAATGAAGTTGAAACTAACATGTCCCTCTGCTTGAAACAGTTATCGGAATGCATCGCATCTATTAAAAACAAGTTGGGCGACCAGGATTTTCAACAGCGCACCGGCGTCACGGTGACCGTCTTGTTGGAATTGTATCGTGTTTTAATTGCGTCTTTCCTTATTCTGTTTGTGCCCCAATCATGTGGCGACCATGTGTGTACTATTTCGGAGAACGCGCAGACGGGGTCGGACCCCTTATATAACGCCGGATTCTCCTTTAACTGCATTACACTTGCTGCCTTTGTCACTATGTATTTTGCCGAAGTGAAACGTGAGGGTAAACTTATCGCCTACCTCGATGTGAATCCGAAGTGCATGACCGACAATGATTCTGTTGGAATAGTTTTAGAAAGGTTGCCGATAGAGAGAAAAAACACCATCCTATTTTATGATAAATTTTATCAAAAATCGGGGTATTTTGCGCTTGTGTGTTTTATTGTGAATACAATTTTGTCCGGGTTTGTTGTGAACAAATATTATTTAGACGACAAGACCACTTCTACTTTTATTACATCCGTGTTGTTCATGATTACTAAAATGGGTGATGTGTATTCCACCGTGAGCACTGACCGCAATATTTTCTATAGCGCCTATTTGAAAGGCAAAATCCAATACAACGATTTGGATTCCAACAAGGATTTGCCTAAGGTCGTTGACAAGGTGTGAAAATTGATTCAATTTTGCCAATCGTGTTGAACAATCATAAAATATAATATACAATGAACACTGAATCAATCGAACTCTTTTTCAAAACCGGGACTCGCGGTCAAAACGATGCCGACAATAAAATTCGGGAGGCAATCCTGTGTTTCTTGGCAGATCCACTTAATGAAGAATATTCCATTCATGAGAAATGGAATATTTTGTACAATCGGTTTCATACAGCGCTCCAGACCATTTGCGCAACTCAAATATATTCAAAGGTCGTAATTAAAACCATGGCGGGGCGTCAACACAATTATGATTTTGCCGCGATCTTCTATGACTCGGACGGCGTAGAAATATCCCGGGCAAAATTGGAATTCAAACACAATTCCAAATCACTTAGCAAAATCCCGCAAATACTGTCTTTGACAGACCGTCACGGACTCATTCAAGAATTGTCCTATTCGTCCTATTATTATTCCAATTATCTCGACGCGCACTTATTGGCAATTGGATATGACGGCGCCAAACCGACGTTGGAAGAATATATGTCCTTGGTCTCCGGAATTGATTACAACAAACACCCGATGTTCGCCTTTATGAAAACCGCGGAATCAGCAGCAACCAAAACCATTGCCAAAGAATCCATACAAAAATATTTGGAAACGCATGCGAATCAATTGAATACGACACGCCTCACCGCCAAACTCATTGAATCACAACAGGATAAATTCTTCCTGTTGTGGGACATAAGTGATAAATCCAACGCAAAATTCAACATCGAGACCTTGTCTGTTGCAGACTTGACAATCACCCGCGTCGACCGAATAAAAAACAAAAACGCCATTGTTGCGTTGTCGGCAAATTATGAATTTCACTTGCTTCTGCGATGGCGAAATCACGCGGGCATAATGAATCCGGCGTGGCAAATTTCGCTCGTTAAGCGTCCAAATATATAGGAAATATGGTCTCCAGTTCCGTCTTCGACAATCCATTGTTTCCTAGAAAGATCGAAACAAACTTCAGGGTTTTTTCGTTGGTTAGACTTTTCATTATTTTTTTTGCGGTCTCCTCATTTTTACACATTATACAATTCAAATGGTTCTCAACCAAATATGGCGCGCGTCCATCAACCAGCGCATAACTCAACTTATAACTGCTGTTTCCATTGCCGCGGTTCACCACAATCATCGGTTCCGTCGTCCCGGGCATTTCTATGTATTGTTTTTTTTCGTCATTGGCGAACTCTTTTACCACAACCGTGTTTGTTCCCGCAACATTCGTGTTGTATATCAACATTGTTTTTGAAGGATCATCCGTCAATTTGCCCTTACACTGATTCCAAACTACGTTGCCAGTTTTCACTTTAACTCCCATTTTCGCCAGGGTTGTTGAACCGTGTAAAACATCCTTGATTTCGTTTGAATTAATGGCAAATATGTAATTGTCACTGAACCGAATTGAATGCCGGCATTCGGTCGGAACGTGCGCAACCGTTTTTTGATAAATCAATCCGATGGTTGCTTGTTGGGTTTCGATGAATTTGTTGTCGCTGGTGAAATCCACGATTGCTTTGATGTCGCCAGTTTCTTTCATGTAATTTCGGATTTTGGCGTAGTATGCCGAATTCAAGAAACTGGTTGGAATTATGAAAGCAAGGTGACCTCCGGGCGCCAACATCGACAATGAATGTAACATGAAAACGCAGAATAGATTTGGGCGACCAACGCAATAATCCCTGTATTTCTCGGGCACTTCGTCTTTCTCGCAGACCACATAAGGCGGATTCCCTATTATTAAATCATAGGCAGTGTGCGATTCCCATCGCGTGAAATCCGCGTGAATGTATTTGAGGTTTTCTAAATTGATGGTTTTTGCCACGTTTTCATATATTGTGGTGTTGAATTCAACGGCATCGATTTTTGCTTGTGGATACTGCGCTGCTGCGCGATTTGCTATTTCGCACGTCCCAGCAGAGGGTTCTAATATATTTGTTATTTTGCCGGCAACCAAAGATACCTCTGTTAGCAGTTTTTCAATGATGGTCCGGGGTGTTATGAATATTCCGCCATTCTTTTTCTCCGTTTTTGATAATTTTTTTGTTATGTCTATGGTGATTTTGCTGTATTCGGACTCCATTATATTTATTGTGAAATTAGATTTATATATCATTTTAAACAGTTCAATCTTTTTGAATCAATTTTCAGAATTGATCTTTTTTAACAAAGAAAAAAGGAAAGTTCCAGGAAGGTTCCAAAGAAAAAAATAATTCACAAAGAAAAAAGGAAGGTTCCAAAGGACATAAGTGGCGCCTTTGGCGCCACCGCCCGTATCTGGCATTGCCAGATACTTAACCATGGGTTTCCTTTAAAGGAAGGATCCAAAGGGATAGCACCTTCGGTGCTACACTTCTAGGCGCCGAAGGCGCCTTGGAACCTTGGTTTCCTTTACTGGGTTTCCTTTAGTTACCAGTCGACCCAAATCCCCCGCCACCGCGCATGGTTTCATCCCCAAGTCCCTCAATCGTGTCTACGATTTCCACAAAAATCGGCATCAACGACGGCGCACAAATCTGCAGAATGCGTTCGTGCTGGTTCAACACATGTTGCGGCGCAAAACAATCAAACATGCCAATTAAGTTTCCGCGATATCCGGCGTCAATGATTCCGGTGGAATTGGCAAGACGAAGGGGCGTCTTGTATATGCTCGACCTCGGATGCATATAATATCCTGTATTGTAAATCCCCGCGTGTGTCACTACAGACGCACTGCACTTAATTTGATGATCAACTTTGTTTATTTGTCCATTGTTGTTTTCACACAATCGTTCATTGGGAACATAAATGTCGAATCCGGCGTCAATGTGTTTTGGGTCATTCATGATCTTGGCGTTGTGTTGGTCTACTGCCTCTATGTATTTGAGACGCAGTGAGTCGTCGGCAATAAAAATGCGCAAGTGCATAAAACTGGGATAGAGAGAAAGGAGCATTCCACATGGTAACAACATTGTATAATTTATAAAACACGAGTTGTCTAAATGTTTTATAAAAATAATAAAATTCTAAATGCCGAAGGCATATTTGAATTTTATTATTTGACTTATTTGCGGCGTCTGCCTCCAACCATTTGCGGAGAAGGAGACAACACTTTGGGTTCTTCATTATTGCAATATCCTTCGTTGAAATTTAAATACAACAAATAAAAGGGTCCTGTGAAAAAGGCAATTAGAAGACCTATTATTTTTTCCGCGGTGGAACCGGATTTTCCAAAACACATGAGCGATTTTATAAGACAATAAATGGCAACTATCACAAATATAACGATGAACACCAACAATAACATTCCATATTGTCCGGTTACTGCCGTTGTTGCTGCTGCTGTAGTTTCTGTTGGTGTTCCAGTTGCTGCTGCTGTAGTTTCTGTAGTTGCTGCCGTTGTGGTTGCTGCCGTAGTTGGTGCCGCAGTTGCTGCTGCTGTTGTGGGTGCCGCAGTTGCTGCTGCTGTTGTGGGTGCCGCAGTTGCTGCTGCTGTTGTTGAAGAAGACATCTATAATATTTACACACAAATTATACACCCCGCAAATTGGTATTATTGCAATATTTCATTTCATTTTTCTGTGTGTTCACAATTGGCACGCAATTTGCCGGATATCCAATCAGATATTTTTGCGAATACCCGGGGGCAGGAATGTTATACGCCAACGCTATTCCGACTGCTTTTCCTAAATGTGATGTGTATTCGGTTGTTGCGTTGGTTATTGTTTCATATTTCAACCGAGTCACAACAGAACTTGAGTTGACACCAGTGTTGCTTGGTTTGTAATGAACCGGTTCAAACCGCGTTGTCATTTTGGGTGCTTTGGTACCGTTCACATAATATTTGTCTTTTCCAACATAGGCGTTGTTTGCTGGATCTGCACTTTCGTCGGGTTCGGCAGGTTGCGCGTGGGGCGGTTCGACATTTATTTGTGCTGCTGGAAAATATCCAGGGGACTCAAATCCGATTGCCTCCAGAAAAATATTGTCCAATAATATGATGTTTGGAATCGTCGTGTATTCTGGAATGCTCCAATCCACTTTTATTAAATATGATGTCCACGGCGAATAACGTTCCGAATTATAAATGGTTGAATCAATTCCGAGGCATTGAATTTGTATGGTGTTGCTTGCTATATCATATACGAATTTCATGCAGTAAACTTTGGTGGAATTTTTTTGAAAATCGATTAAATAGTGTTTATTCTTTTCTTGAACAGCATTGAATGCTTGGTTCAAGTCTTCTAAATCGTATTTGCCGTCTTCGACTGTGACATTGTATTCGTTTCCGTTTAACCAACGATATTTGAAAAGTGGATTTTCTTCGGTGTTGTGTCCTGTGATTTCTATTTTGGAACGGGGATTGACACCATTTGGTGTGTAGATATTTTGTAATGTTGATGGAATTCCATCGCGAAATGTCGAATCCCCAATGCGCAAATTGTGATAATTGTTTTGTTCAAATCCCAAATTGCGTTTTTCCAAATATTGTCTGGAAGATGTGTAATAATTCTGTTTTGGCGCCCCGGCACTGCGCATACGACGCTTGGCGTTGTCAGCAACGGAACACGCAGGTGAAAATGCTTGCACAAATGCTTGCATGCACGGTTTCTCAGTCACGTTATTTACTAAATTGAAATCCACTGTATGAATACCTGCACTGCTGGAACTATTTACAATGGTTGCGCCCGGTCTGAAAAAATCAGCAAGACTGGTTGTTGCGCGACTACAATTGTCTTCCATTTCTTTTTCCATACGATATGATTTAACTGGTGTGGGCATAAATATGTTTGAACCATTTTGCACACCCATGTTTTTTTTCATTTTTGATATTATCTGATTGAATGTGCGCCCCTTCCATGATACTTTCATTTTTGTAGATATAAATAATAACTACAAAAATTGGGGGTTTTCACCTAAGGGAACCAAGGTTAAGCGCCGAAGGCGCGACGCTCACCCCCCATAGGGGGGTGAGTCAACCCCTTATGATCCCTCCTTTTAAGGAAACCAAGGTTTCCTTATGATCCTTCCTTAAGTTTATAATGCCTGTGTTTATTCCTTTGTTTATGCCTTTGGGTGCCTTTGTTTATGCCTGAGGGGTTTTCGCAGTCCATGTATCATAATCAAAGTCCTCTTCATTCGGCCACCCCGTCACCGCATATCCATCCACACAATACGTGTGACTGCCTCCCACAACCAAATTATACAACTGTGTTTCTGGCGCCATTTCATATGTATCTAAAAATGTGATTTCCTTCGGTCCCTCAACCGTTTTCAGTGTGACGCCTAATTCCATCTGTTCCACTCGACCCGCATTCAATCCTGCTAAAAACCTCTGGTAAGGGATTCCATTCTCATCCAACACCTCGTGCGATTTTCCATATGTGTTTGCCATTACGGTTGCCGGTTTGACTGCGTAAAACTTTTTATCAACAGATATGTGCGGATGGTGCGACGATGTGTGGTGGTCGTTGTTAATATTGGTCATTGTGTTATTTCCCAACAAGGGGCGGTGTAAAGCAAGCACTGGATTGTGTTCGCCAAATGCACCTAAAATCATATCACCCACACGAACATCCTCTATTGCCTTTGTTGTTCCGTCTGCCATTGTTACAACAGCGTCATGGAAGAAGCACGGCGCTACACCAGAACCGGTAGCATCAGGGCATCCAGTGACATATGCGTGAACTGTTATAGTATTATAATAGTTATCGATTGGTATGTTTGGATCATATTCATTGAATGCGTATAATATTCCACTTGTTGGTGTAAGAATGACAAATGTTTGAAGATTTATATTCTCTTGTGTGATGCTATAAACAGTTCCATTTGAAATTGGGTCCCATGTTATTGGGAATCCATTGTTATATTGCGAATAAATTCCGTCTGGCGTGAAAGAATCATCCACTATTACCCCTGTGATGCTTGTTACAGTACACACGCGACAATCATTGCATCTGGGATTAGGATATCCTGTTTTATCCTTCAACGACAAACCCACCGGTTGAGCAATGGACACCTTGTATGAATTTTGCGCCTGCTTAATGGCATCATATTTCAAACGGTCCAATCTGGCGCCTGATGATACTCCGCCCTGCGTGGCAAACTTGGCATTGCTCGGTTTGTAATATGATTTTACATAGTTGTCTGCGCCTGCGCCCGAACAAGCACTTATGCCATTAGGCGTATACACGTTCTGGGCACTTGTGACACTGCTATCACCTGTTTTAAAATGATGCGATTGACTCTGGTCAAATGTCCGTTGTCTATTTACTAAATACTGGTTGAAGTCGGCATTGTATTTGGACCCTGGGCGGCGGGCATTTCCGGCGCTGCGGACGCGGCGTCTGGCGTCATCCGCGCGAATCGAGCACGCGGGCGTCACCGGTTGCTCGGTCAGGTCATTCGGCAAAACAACAGAGAAATCCAAAGTCTGGCAAAACCCAGTTTCTGATCCAACCTCCGTTGTAATTGCTCCACCGGGTCTCAATGACTCGTCCACACTCATGCTGGGTCTCGAACTGCGGTCCGATAGAGCAACACTCGCGACTTCGCGTCTATAATGTTTCATCGGCAAAGCGCTGAATATGCCGGTTGAATCCGTGGACCCATTCATTTTTAATCCGGACACAATTTGATTAAATGTGCGACCTTTCCACAACACAGGTTTAATTGGATTCATATTGAGTCTTGCTGACATTCCGATTTGTATATATTCCGACAACACAAAAATCATTGAGGAATCAGTTTCTTCACACACTTGTCGTCGACCTCGAATGTGGGTTCTTCATTTTCCTGTGGGACAATTCGGATAATGCATTTCGCCTTCTTTCCATACAGGGGTTTTGTGCATCCGCTCTCGGTCTTCAATGTTTTCCTTAATAATGCTTTAACCTTGTCTTTTTCATCCTGTGTTTGTGTGCATCTTGACCGGAAATTCTCATAGGTGTCGCGCACCTGTTCATATGTGAGATTCGACTTTTTATTCAACATAGTGTTTATCAATTCATGTAGGTCGTACACATATCTGGAAAACGTCTCGCGCGAATTCATGTGTTTCATCTTCAACGGCAACTTTTTCAAATTCTTGTGTAAATTGGCGCGACATTTGCCACAGGGCAACGTGTATCTCAGACTGTATATGTAGTCACGATAATGGTGTTTGTCTGCTACTGTGGGATTCACAGGATAATTGAAACTCATCGTGTGTAGGAAATGCCATTGACTGGGTCCCCATACCGTGGTGAGCATACCATCATTGCTGTTGTAATCTTCTTTCGCATATACACATTTTTTCCGCGTGTGTCTTGTGGAATTCATTGTATCTATATATTTATACAGGATTTTATTGCGTTGTTTAGGAATCGTCCTATGTGCATTCAATAAATTGTTTGTAGAAAATATAGATGCCAGGACTTTATGAAATAGTTTCACGTAAAATTTTGCCTTACACTAATTTATTTTCTGTGATTTTTTTGTTGGTTGTTTTTTCCGTTGCCGGATATTACATATACACCCATTACATTTATAAAAAATACAGCATAAATGACAAAATATTTGGGATTGATCAAAAAATGGATGAGAGCAAAAGCAACAAATTATTTGGAAAGGATGGAAAAGGTGCCAAAAAAATGACTGAGAATGACAACGCCATTTTGACAGTTGTTAGTTTATTTTCTGGTTTTGCTATAATCTACGGACTGTATTATTTTTTTAATGGTTCTTCGGTTTCCACTGCTGGACCGAGTGGCGCCACGGCAAGTTCTGGAATATTGAAATCTATCAGAGGTTCCAGCAATAATTCGAATTCAATGGCAATGTATTTATTGGCAATCGGCGTGTTCTTACTCAGTTACGTTATGTATTATTATTTTTACACTCCAAAATACACGAATCCAGTGAAAAAAGACAAGGTCGCAAAAACAGGTAGCGCAATCACTGTTCATTTCTTCACAGCAGATTGGTGCCCGCATTGCCGCAAAGCAAAACCAGAGATTGATGAATTTGAGAAAGAATACAGCAACAAAAAAATAAATGGACGTACAATTCTCATAAATCGCGTTGATTGCACCGATTCCGAAGCAGAAGAAGTGTCGAAACAAATCAGTGATTTTAATGTCACTTCTTTTCCCACAGTGAAAATCAAAGATAGCAATGGCAACATCTTTGATTTTGACGCAAAACTGACATTCGACAATTTAAAGGAATTCGTTAATTCGGTTGCGAACAATTAGACGCGTCTCTCACACCACAATCGATCATTTTTCGTCGGTCCTCGCTGTTGTTTGCTATTTTAAAAAAATTTGTCATGTCTTCCATTTTTGCTTGTATTACAATTTCCTTTATGTTTTTATCGGTTGGTTCATTTTGCATTTTGTTAATTATTTTGTAAATAGCGTTTGACGCATAATGCAACATGTCAAAATCGGTCGAGTCATCTGTTTTTGTCAATTTATTTGACATTTCGTGTCTTATTCCCAGAATTGTTTTACAGTCTTCATTCTTTTCCAAGCATTTTGTCATTGGATAATTCATCAACATGCTTCCGTCTAGATACAATTTGCCTTCTATCATGACGGGTTTGAATATTATTGGAATTGCCATTGACGCATAGACAACATCTAAAAATTTTGCTTTGGGTGTTGATTCAGCACTAAATTCTTTTATTTCAAATGTCGAATATTCGGTTGCGTAAAAATACATTGACACTCCTGTCAATTTACAAAAGGTTTCCATGTCTATATCCAATTCAATATCCTTTGCTTTGAAAAGCGGCGAAAACATATCATAAATGAATTTTTTTTCCATTATGCCATTGTTTGTGTAGTAATCGTAAATATTTAACACGTTGAAATTTAAAATGGTTTGCCATGGACGGTTAATTATGTAGTTGTCCAATTCTTCCCACTCATATTTTAGTGCCATGAAGGTTGATAATACTGCCCCTGCCGATGTTCCGTGGTAAGTTTCAATGCTATCATGTGACCACATTTCTAAAATATTTGACTGTTTTAGTGCGCCATACATGTTTAATAGCAAGGGTCCACCACCACTTATAACCAGGTGTTTTATTGTCGCGCTCATTCGTTTCTTATTCTAACCAAAAATTCTATATATTTTTTTTGAAAAGAATATATATATAATGGGAATCATCAACAAGAAAATTGTCAATGGCATTGCCACTTATACTGTTTCAAAAGACATGACCGATGAGGAAACTAGCAAAAAGGGCGGTCTCTGCTTAACTCCCGCCAATTCCAAGAATTTTGTCATTTTGCGCGAGGATGCCGATGTTTATACCGAGGAAGGCGCGGTTCTTCTGCGGTTTCGCAAAAATGTGCTCCCAAAAAAGGACATGGACATCTTCTATGACAATGTGATTAAATTTGCCAAATCACACAAAACCACCAATAGAGGCATGGCAACCGGCACCAAAAAAGGTAAGCGCAACATTTCCGAAGGCAAGGGGGTTGCCTCCAATATCCTCGGATACATGGACACCTGGACCGTCCAACACAAGTATATGTTTAGTCAAGTTGGGATGAAGGAAATTAAACCCGCGGTTCGTCGCAGTTATTTCTCGCAAAGCAACTATGACAACTGGTTGCCGATGCAGTCACTTGTGAAACACATTGATGCTCAATACAAGAAGTTGGCGCCGGAGCAGTACAAGAAACAGCGCGCCAAGGCAGACGAGACCCATTTCAAAATTAAGGGGACTGCGTTCACCACGTTAACTACCAATGTGAATTTCAATACGTGCGCCCACCAAGATGCCGGCGACGATGAGGAGGGGTTGGGCAATTTAGTGGTTTTGCAGCGCGGTGATTATGAAGGTGCCGAGACCTGTTTCATACAGTATGGTGTGGGTGTCGACGTGCGCGAGGGCGATTTCCTGTTGATGGACGTCCACCAATTGCACGCCAATACCAAGTTGAAGTTGAAATCACCCGACTCGATTCGGTTGTCCATTGTGTCTTATTTGCGCACGGGCATTTGGAAAAAGACGCGATCAATGACCCAGAAACAGGCGAAACAACACATGGGTAAGATTGCTGATTTCTACAAGAAGATAGAGAATAAGAAGGCGAACAATGGAACGCGTAAGGCGGGAAAACCTGGCAAACCGATGGTTTTCATCAGTGACCAATTTGCCGAGTCTGAGCACAAGGTTGCGAAAGAATTGGCAGTTGCTTAAAAGTCGTAAGCATATATTATTACTGTATTCTATAGTAATAATATAAGGATGTATCATTTGTTTCGAAATTCCAGCACGCGAATCGTGTTTGTGTCGTTTTTCGTTTACCTCTTTGTGAACCTGTTTGAAAATTTGATTCATTATGATATTGGTAAATTTAGCAACAAGGAATTTGAAATAACTCAGGACCTTCTTCCGTCTAATCGTGATTGGACCAAAATCATTATGGTTATGATATTCTTTGCCTGTATACAAGGATTGCTAACCTGCTATTTTTCGGAGAGATGTTTCTAGATTACCTATATATCATGTTTTCGGAAATCCCTTTCCCCGAGATAGAGACATACACGGTACATTTAGAACCCTTCCTCAACACTCATTACAAGGAATATCAGAATATCTTGACGGTTGACCGCACGCCGGGTGGCGCCATAGGCGCCTATGTGAAACAAGTGAACGCACCTGTATTATCACCTTTTAATACTTTTCCCTCTGCTCTATCGCCGGTCAACAATTGTTTGTGTGCGTTCGTGCGAAATCCCAACGGATTCACCATGAAAAATAATAACCCTTTTTTAAATGAACGCGACATACCTTCTCTATTGTCATTCTTGAGAACCAATGGTTATTCGGTGGATATGGAAACCGTGAAAATTATGAACAAGGCAGGGGTTCAGTCTACTGGCGATAAAAGGATGATTTGCGTGTTTACGCGTCAATGAAAAAAACAACTAGCGACGGATTGTTGTTTTTTAGGGGGTTGTTTGGTTGGTTTATAGAATACCTTCTTTCTTCTCTCTCAACTTCTCGAGGAACAATTGCATCATGAACATGGGTTCTTGACTCATCTTGCTTTCGCGATACTTCTTCTGGTATTCGCGCTGGTATTCGCGGTCCAACTCGCGCTTTTTCGCCTTCTCTTCTGGACTGCGGTATTTCACATTGTGCGCGCCGCCGCGCTGAATGAGGGGCGCGTCAAGAGGAATTCCCATCTTCTGTCTGTAAACATTGCGCGCACGTTCTCTGTTGCGGTTCAACTTGTCTTGTTCCGCAGGTGGCAATTGCACATTGTTAATCAGTTCGATGCCCTTGCAAATTGCACATGTGTCGTGTTTCTTGCACACAACGGATTTGCAACAGGATTTGGAGCACATGCGTCGCGTCTTTGATTCGCAACCGGGTTCGGAGCATTTGGCGAGGGGGAGCGTGTTCAACAAATAGAATTTTGGTCTATCCGTCTTGATTTTGAGAATCCATTCATTCTCTTTCTCTAGCGCCTCTTTCAACGACTCGCATTCAAACGTTTCCAAAACGGTTGTCTTAACCGAATCCCATCCGCCGTTGTTGTTTATGGCAGTGTAAATTTGCTGCATGGAATTAGTGGTCTTGAAGTTTCCATTGCGGTTGTCGAGGCAGGCGCGCGCATGGTTTGTCATCCGGTTATCAAACCCGTCCGAGGTTTGTCCAATGTAACCAAAGTCCTTGCCTTCAATCAAGTAGATTTCACACACTGGCGTAAACACGGGCGGTTCAATCTTAATCACAGGACCTTGTTTGAGAAATTTGTCAATGGTCTTTCCATTGATACGCATCACATCCTTCCAAGAAGTAGTTCGAAACTTGTTCTTGGGAACTTCCAACATGTCGAAAATCTGATCCTTCAGATTGTTCATCGACGTTGCTGTTACAACAGCATTTTTTGCAAATCGGTCAACGACTTGTTGGTCGGGGTGCTTGCAGTCGATAAGCGTTGCGGTCACCTGTTTTTCATCTTCGTTCGACTCTGTCAAAATGAATGCGATCTCCATCCCCTTTCTGGGTTGACCGCACTGGATAGTCTGGTTCATCAAAGTAGTGTTCATTTTCAGTTGGTGTGTTAATAATTTTTTATTTTGTGCCTTTTGTCCAAGTGAGAAAAAAATGATCAATTTTTCTGCGTTGGTCCATTCGCCCTTTTTTCTCCCATAATGTATATTCGACATGTCAATTTTCCTGTTTGACGAAGAAGAAACTACTGGCAAAATTAATATAGATACCCTGTATGAACGCCAACAAAAAAAAGATCTCAAACAAGTGTCTATATTCAATAAAATCCTGAATCGCATCCACAATAAAATCAAAATCACCGCGCGCAGTCGGATCGGCGACAAATTCATATGGTTCACCGTTCCCGAATACATCTTTGGTGAACCCGTTTACCAACAAGCAGATTGTATCGCTTATTTAGTGGATAAATTGGAAGACAACAAGTTCCACATTCGTTATGTCCACCCCAATACTTTGTTTGTGTCGTGGGCGCATTTTGTGCCTTCATATGTGAGGAGCGAAATCAAGAAGAAAATGGGTCTGGTCGTGGATGAACGGGGGACGGTCGTCGAAAAATTGGACGACTCAGTTGCATTAAACGAACGCTTAATGGAACCCAAAAAGGATCCGAAAAATCAGAAGAATTTCACACCCATTGCCGAGTATAAACCGACGGGCAATTTCGTGTATGATAAGGAGTTTTTCGAAAAAATAGAGAAACGGATAAATTAAATTTGTTTATTTTTTTGGTTGAAAACGTTTTTTCTTATGTGTGCGTCGGCGTTGTCTTCGTTTCCGGGAACCGCCAACTGTTTTGGTTTTCCTATTTATGGCACCGACAGGAATAATTGTTTTCAATTGGTTTTCAACTGTTCCCATTCTTGTGCCGATATCGTTGTTAGGTTTAAAATTGGGGTCTCCTCCTAAAATGTCTAGTGCTTTTTTCGCGTCTTCAACTTGTCCAACTTTTTCTTTTTGTATTCTTTTCATTTTGTCGATGAACGATGTGAATGCTTCGCCCTTTGTTTCTTCACTTTTTTCACTGTATTCTCTATGGAATTCCAACAAACCATCTTTTACTTTGTCTCCGGTTGCATTCGCCATTTCATTCAAATAAGAAGTGTTTGCGATTGCGTTGTCGATGGTTGGTTTAAGTGCAGACGCAATTGCCATGGTCATTGTGTCTTGAGCAGTTGGATTTTTCAATATGGAATCAATGATCGATGTGAAATTATTAGCAATTTCATTTTCGAGAGTTTTGTGAATTTTATTTTCTAAACTAGTCATCTGTGTGTCTAATTTTCCTGGTGTTTCATCTTTGTTAAAAGCAGGGTTTTCTATATTGCTGTCTGCTGCTGGGGGTTCCCCGTCTTCGCCTGCGCCTGCTACGTTTTTTGCCATGTCCACTAATTTACCGACATTATCTCCGTTGATTGATGGAATTGAGTTTGACGCTTTATTAACTCCTGCGTTAATTGCTTCTTCAGCAACTCCTTTTGCCATATCACTAAGTCCTCCCGGAAAACCACCTTGACCATTTCCTTCTGTAAAAGCATTCATTAATTCTCCGGTATTAATATTTGACAGACCTGGAATTTTCTCCTGGATTTTTCCAATCATTTTTTGACCTGCTGGACTCTTTGCTAATTCCTGTCCTTTTTCTGCCAATTTACTAAACATTTTTTGACCTGCTGGACTCTTTGCCAAACTGTCAAATACACTCATTCCTTAATTTACATTATATTCATACATTTATCTCCCGTTGAAAATTGATTCCAAATTTCAGTATTTTGTAAAAGAATATAAAGAAAAAATCGATTAGATAACAGACCCCCAAATGGACAATAAAAACACTTCTAAATTAAGAACATCAAATCCGGTAAACCGGACGAAAAAAAAACAGGCGCCCCAAATGACGCACGCCGAAAAATCGCGTCTTTGGGATTTGCTAGATGTCGAAAAATCAACATTGAAATCCGTTCCCGACATGGAATGCGTTTATCAATCCCATCCATCGGATGCGTGTCTTTCGTGCCAGGCGCCGCTTAAAACAATGGAAGACGGATTCCCCACTTGCAGCAACAATGACTGCGGCAGATTCTACAGAGATGTGCTCGACTTCACACCCGAGTGGCGTTATTATGGTGCCGACGACAAGAATTCCAACGACCCGACCCGGTGCGGTAACCCCATCAACCCTTTATTACAGGAATCCTCGCACGGGTGCAAGGTCCTATACAACAACAAATCGTCCTACGAAATGCGGCGGATCGGTCGCTGGACCGAGTGGCAGTCGATCCCACACAAGGAGAAATCGCTGTATAATGAATTCATGCACATTACCACGATGGCGCAAAACGGCGGCATTTCCAAGATTTGCGTCGATGAAGCGCTCGTCATACACAAGGACATTTCGGAGCAGAAGATGTTTCGAGGGTGTAATCGCGCCGGAACCATCGCGGCGTCCATTTACATCTCGTGCCGTCTCAATGAGTGCCCGCGAACAGCGCACGAACTTGCCGAGATATTTCATCTGGATAAGACGAGCGCAACCAATGGGTGTAGTCTGGCGCTCGATATGCTCAACAATGTTGACCGAAACCATGGATCCGAAGAGCAATCGACCATGAATTCCACTTCACCCAAGGATTTCATCGAGCGATACTGCAGTCGTCTTAATATGTCAAAACAACAAATCATGCTGGCGCTATTCATTGCGAAAAAGGTGGAGAGCAGCAATTTGATACCGGATAATACACCCAACTCGATTGCTGCGGGCATCACCTATTTTGTGTGTCAACTGTTTGATTTGAACAGGTCAAAAACGGACATTAAGGTGGTTTGCGGAGTGAGCGAAGTCACCATCAATAAATGTTTCAAGAAATTGGAAACAATTAAGGACCAAATCGTTCCGTCGCGCTTTATGAATTCGGTTTCTGCTGGTGGAATTTAATAAAAGATGTGGAATCTGCATAAATCCATGATTCTTTGTGGATTATTCACCGTTTTTTAAAATAACAATATCCTATATTGTTATTTTTGATGGCAACCATACAATATGAAATCGTAGAAAAAACATCCACGCCATCGTTCATTTTCATCGTCCCCTATAGAGACCGCGCCGAACATTTAGATGAATTCAAAGCACACATGCCCACTGTATTATCACCCTCCGACAATTATCGTTTTCTGTTCATACACCAATGTGATGATCGATCATTCAATCGCGGCGCCATGAAAAACATCGGGTTCCTGGCAGTCAAACAGATGTATCCGGCAACATACAGGAATATCACACTTGTGTTTAATGACGTCGACTGTATGCCTAAGGAGGCGGGCACGCTTAAATATTCCACTGTGCCCGGCGTTGTCAAACACTTCTATGGTTACACTTATGCTTTGGGTGGGATCGTGTCGGTGGCAGCGGGGGATTTCGAACGCATCGGCGGGTTTCCCAATTTTTGGGGGTGGGGATATGAAGACAATATGCTGCAATACCGCGTTCTAAAAAGTGGGATGACGATCGACCGGAGCACTTTTTTTTGGGCGAACGATTTTTTGGTGGAAACTGCTATTAAAAATGGCGAAACGCCGCCCGATAGAGATTCGATGCCCATCATACAGCATTATCATGGCAATTCGCGTGTGATGAATCAGACCGATTTTGAACGGTATTCGACCCATACGAGGGACGGATTTGCGGCAGTGCGCAATTTGAAATTTGAATATGAACCTTTTACCAATTTTGTCAATGTGTATTCATTTGATGTTGGAACGGTCGAGGATAAGAAAAAAACATTCACCTACGATTTGGCAAAAGGCAATTTGCCGTTTAAATACATTTCGCGCAAGGGGAGCAAGGCAACTATGAATATGAATTTTTTCTAGGTTTTGGATTTAGTTGAAAACAGGTTTACCATTCTTGTAAACGCCTGCCTCGATTGTGATGTCGCCGCTTTCGTCGGCAGCGTAAATTACACTGTTTTGTTCGTTTGAGACGTAGTATGTCTTGCCGTTGATCTCGATCTCGTAGACGTCCTCTTCCTCTTCGGTTGGTTCCTCACCTTCTACAACTACTTCTTCTTCAGTTGCTACCTCCTCTTCTTCTCCTTCTACAACTACTTCTTCCTCCTCACCTTCTCCTTCTACAACCACTTCTTT